AAAGCCAGCCGTAAAGCTAGCCGCAAAGGTTCCAAGAAATCATCTAAAAAACGTTCTCGCAGACGTTCCCGTAAATCCCAAAAAGGCGGTAGCCAAATCGGAGGTAAACGTAGACGTTCCCGTAAAGGATCCAAAAAAGTAAGCAAAAAAGCCAGCCGTAAAGCTAGCCGCAAAGGTTCCAAGAAATCATCTAAAAAACGTTCTCGCAGACGTTCCCGTAAATCCCAAAAAGGCGGTAGCCAAATCGGAGGTAAACGTAGACGTTCCCGTAAAGCATCCAAAAAAGTAAGCAAAAAAGCCAGCCGTAAAGCTAGCCGTAAAGGAAGCAAAAAATCATCCAAAAGACGTTCTCGCAGACGTTCCCGTAAAGGAATGAAAGGTGGTATGGTTGATACTGGTATGCTTTTATAAATTAATAAATACACTAAACTATTAACATTATAATAACTCATTATAATGTTAATAAACCCTATTCATATTTATGACAACTGTTGTTAACAATACTGATACCTGACTTGCGTCGCTTGTTAATGATGTAATTACAAGAAGTTTTAATGGAAAGCAATGCAATCCTGATTGCATTGCATTGCATTACACATGGGCAAAATTCCAATGATTATTGGCTTCTGCATGTGTCATTACGTCTTTTTCATCATTAAATATTTCTTGACAATCACTACATTGAAAGTTTTGTATTTTAGATGGATCAAAATAATCACCTTTTGCTCTAATACTTTCAACATAATCCTTGAACATTATTAATTTAGTATCATCATCAATTGGAAATATAGTCAAGTCTGTTTCTGTATCAGCTATTTCATCATAATTCATAACTAGTGGATCATAATGTACTCCATTATACATTATATAAATTCTTTTCTCATATTGTTCTGTTTCTCCAAATAAATCCATCCTTCCAGTCATTACATCTAAACTAGCAATTTGAACTTGAAATATATCAGAAAATAATTTTAATTCAATTGCGCCACCCCATGATTTAGGATCAGCTATTTTAGTAATATATTCATCTTTAGATACACCTAAAATATCTTGTGAAATATTACCATCTTTGATATAATCTACCACCATTAAGCGATAGATTAAACCACTATTTTCGTTAAAATTATTTGTATCAATTAAATATGCTATAGTAGAAAACAAACAAGAATTGTCAGCATTTACATATCTTCTAATAGGCATAGATTCCATATTAATAATACTAATATTATTGATTTATATGGTTTATTATTCAATTATTCCTTACTTTTATTATAACAATATTTAGATATATGTGTTAATAGCAGTTGTCACATTAGTCAAAATCACCCATATTTTTTAATACATTTGATGCATAGTAGTCTTTAAAATCTTTTTCATTAATAAATAATCGTGGCATAAGATAAACCGATTCTTTTTCTTCAGCTATAATATATCTCGTAATATCAGTCTTCAAAGGATTAGGATTCATAATATCAATACCATAACTCTTACCATCAATACGAACAATGTTCCAAGCATGATTTATACTAAAACACCCATGGTAATTAAATGCTTGTCCTCTTATTAAACGACATGGTATTTCAGCTTTATCACATAATAATTTAAATAAAAGCGAACGATGTCTACACACACCCACCTTAGCATCCATAAATTTTTTTATATCAATAATTTTAGTTAGATGTTGCTTAACAAAGTCATCTACCTTAGATTCAAAAGGTGGTGTATTAAACTGTTGATATACAGCGTCTGCAAGTAGTAACATTCTGTTATATAGGGATGATATACCTAATAAGGCGGAGTCAATTGAAGTGTTTATGTATGTTATGGTTTCAGGGCTAACAACTAATATTTCTCTCGCCTGATTTCCTAGTTCTAAAATGTTATCACGTGTAATATTTTGACCTTTTTTTAAAATTGCAGCAATACGCGAATGTCCAGGATCCAAATATGATTCTGTTATTTTATCATTATAATCAATATAATTACATACTATAAATTTAAAAGAAATTGGTGATAACCCTGTACCATGATTTAATTTTAATTTATCTATATTATAAGAACATAATTCATCATTACTATATTCAAAATTGTTTATTATTATTTGTAATACTTTTGGTAAGTCATCTTTATTATATATTGCGCTACTATCATATTCAACTTCTTGTTCATAGTTAGTTTTTAAATATTTAATGATATTATATTTATCAATAATAGGAAAGAAATGAAATATATTACTTAATATATCTAATGTACCTAATATACTAGACCGTTCAGTAATTTCAGGCGCGGTCATTTTTTTTATAAGTAATTTAATAATTTTTGTTATATTTTTATGAGCAGCTGATTGTATTGGAACAAATTTACTATTGGTTAACAATTTATTTAATACTACACCTAATGAATAAATATCAAATTTCTCTGATATTACCGTATCTTTATCTGGAAAGTAGCCTTCTGTAAAGGAGAGTGGGCGATTGGGTAAATAGTTGGTTGTTCGATTAACAGTACCTCCTTCTTCTAATGTTAATTCAGATGATATCCCAAAATCAAATAATTTATAAAAATAGTGTCCAAGAATAGTATAATAACCAATATTCTTTTCTTTAATATCTTGGTGAGTTATTTTCATTTTATTAATATAATATAAGGCATCTAACATAACTATCATAAATCTATATATATCAACTATATTATTAAATGGTGGGAGTTTATCTATTGTTCCTTCAAATAATTCTGATAAAATTATAACATAAGGGTCTGAGGATGTAACTGGTTGATTAATAATTGTCTTTGTTTTTAAATTTAAAGCACCAGTAGAATCTACTTTTATAGCATCAATTTCTTTCATAATATTAGGGTGTTTCATTCTTAAAAAGAATTTGAACTCTTGTTCTGTATATTGAACATATATGCCCTTTGAAATCTTTAAATGAAACTTTTTATTATTAGCTAATTCAATACTATATCCAGAACCAGTAGCACCCTTACTTGTTGATTTTATAGATGTAATTTTGACATTTGAGAACCATATATTTACTATTAATCCAAGTATAGACTCGTTAAGTATAATAGTTTTCAAATCAGACTCGTTGACTGTCACCAGATTATCTTGTAAGATAGATTCATCTGGTATGATAGATTTATCGATAAAAACTCCTTCTATGTTTAATTTACCAGATGCTATGTTAGAATTAAAAGTTTTCCAGTTAGTTCCAAATACAGACTGATTCATGCTTTGTATCGTATTACCACTCAAGTCAATAACTTCAAGCTTTAATAGTTTGTCAAAAATATTATCTGGTAAAGCGGTAATCTTATTACTACCCAAGTCAATAGCTTCAAGATTTGTTAGGTTGTCAAAAATATTATCTGGTAAAGCGGTAATCTGATTATAACTCAAGTCAATAGTTTTAAGAATTGTTAGTGTATCAAAAATCTTAGCTGGTAAATTGGTAATCTTATTATTACTCAAGTTAATAGCTTCAAGAATTGTTAGTGTATCAAAAACATTAGGTGGTAAAGTGATAATCTGATTATTACTCAAGTCAATGTCTTCAAGATTTGTTAGTTTGTCAAAAACATGAGGGTCGATTATGCCAATCATTTTATTACTCGCATTTAAAATGGGGTTGGTTAAATCTAAATAGGGGTCTATATTATCTTGAGTTAATTTTATAGATTCATCGATAGTAACTCCGTGTATTTGTAATTGGGATTTCCTTATTCGTTCTTTAAAACCATACCAGTTAGCTTCAAATACAGACTTCTTCATGCTTTTCATCGGATTACCACACAAGTAAATATTTTCAAGCTGTGTTAGTTTTTCAAAAATATTAGGTGGTAAAGTGATAATATTATTACCACTCAAGTCAATGTTTTTAAGATTTATTAGGTTGTCAAAAATATTAGCTGGTAAAGTGGTAATATTATTATTACTCAAGTAAATATTTTGAAGCTGTGTTTGTTTTTCAAAAATCTTATCTGGTAACTCGGTAATATTATTATCAAACAAGTCAAGATGTTTAAGAATTGTTAGTGTATCAAAAATCTTAGCTGGTAACTCGGTAATCTTATTATTACTCAAGTTAATAGCTTCAAGAATTGTTAGTGTATCAAAAATCTTAGCTGGTAAATTGGTAATCTTATTATTACTCAAGTTAATAGCTTCAAGAATTGTTAGTTTGTCAAAAATATTATCTGGTAAAGCGGTAATCTGATTATAACTCAAGTCAATGTCTTTAAGATTTGTTAGTTTGTCAAAAATATTATCTGGTAAAGTTGTAATCGTATTATTACTCAAGCAAATGTTTTGAAGATTTGTTAGTTTGTCAAAAATATTATCTGGTAAAGTGATAATCTGATTATTACTCAAGTTAATAGCTTCAAGAATTGTTAGTGTATCAAAAATCTTAGCTGGTAAAGTGATAATCTGATTATTACTCAAGTCAATGTCTTTAAGATTTATTAGGTTGTCAAAAACATGAGGGTCGATTATGCCAATCATTTTATCACTCGCATTTAAAATGGGGTTGGTTAAATCTAAATAGGGGTCTATATTATCTTGAGTTAATTTTATAGAGTGATCGATAGTAACTCCGTGTATTTGTAATAGACGCGTGTTTATTAGCTGGTTAAAATAATCCAAGTTCTCTCCAAATACAGACTTCTTCATGCTTTTCATCGTATTATCACTCAAGTAAATAGTTTGAAGCTTTGTTAGGTTTTCAAAAATCTTATCTGGTAAATTGGTAATCTGATTATTATTCAAGCAAATGTTTTGAAGATTTGTTAGGTTGTTAAAAACAGTAGGTGGTAAATTGGTAATCTGATTATTATTCAAGTAAATAGTTTGAAGATTTGTTAGGTTGTTAAAAACAGTAGGTGGTAAATTGGTAATCTGATTATTATTCAAGTAAATAGTTTGAAGCTTTGTTAGGTTTTCAAAAATCTTATCTGGTAAATTGGTAATCTGATTCTTATTCAAGCAAATATTTTGAAGATTTGTTAGTTTGTCAAAAATATTATCTGGTAAATTGGTAATCTGATTCTTATTCAAGTAAATAGTTTGAAGCTTTGTTAGGTTTTCAAAAATCTTATCTGGTAAATTGGTAATCTGATTATTATTCAAGTAAATAGTTTGAAGCTTTGTTAGGTTTTCAAAAATCTTATCTGGTAAAGTTGTAATCTGATTATTATCCAAGACAATAGTTTTAAGATTTGTTAGTTGGTCAAAAATCTTATCTGGTAAAGTGATAATCAGATTATCACTCAAGTAAATAGTTTCAAGAATTGTTAGTTGGTCAAAAACATTAGGGTCGATTGTGCCAATCGTTTTATTTCTAGCATTTAAAGTGGTGTTGTCTTGAGATAAATAGGATTTTATATTATCTGTAGTTAATGTTATACCGTCTCCCCCTGTTTGTTTTAATTCCAAGTATTTAGTTTTATATTTTAAATATTTTTTATAATAATTCATATATATATAGTTAGATATATATATGTATTAATCTACGTGGCGATGTAATGCGATGCGAATGCCATGACTTGCATTGTTAATAACAGTTGTCGCATATTAATAGCTCATTCGATAATACCCAGTTTCAGTTGGAATATAAATACTATTATTAATTACTTGAATACATTTACTATAACCAATTTTATCTTCTATATATTTATCCGAAAAACTTAATTTCATTTCACTGATATAATTTTTGATTTTATTATTTTTTGTATCAAATAATTCAAACATTTCATAGATATGATCTCTAAAATTATCATTTGTTACAACAGGAATATTGTTGTATATCATCCCTAATAATAAAAAGTAATCGTCGTAAATTTTATATGAGGTTGAATAAATATATTTGCTGTATTTAGTTTTTAACAGCTCAATATTTTTATTTTTTGATTTTAAATGGCGAGGGTGAATAACTAATAATGGTTTCTTGTATTTTTCAAGTGCATTTTCTAATATCTTAACAATAAATGTATAATTACAATTACCTCGATCACCATAATAAGAAATATTACCACCATCTAATAGGACATCTACGTCAGTTAATGCATCAATAAATGTTCTGAAAAAAGACAAATGAATCTTATCTTTATAATACAAAATAATATTATGTTTTATTGTTCCTAAATTATATTTTTTTAAATTATAAAGTTCTTCATCTGTCTTTTTGCAGCATGTAATATAGTATCCATCTAATTCTCTTAATAAATAATAACAATTGTTATCAATTAGCATATCGATATCTTTAGATTGTAATAGTTCTTTTGACAAAACAAAATTCTTAAAAACATATAATGATTTAACTATATCATTCTTGTATACATTAGTACAAAATAATAGATAATCTCTTTTCATTAATTGTTCCCCAGAATCTATAATATTATACATCTTGGAAATATCATTGATTCCCAAATAATATCTCATTATTAATGAAGTTAATCCGCGTTCTTGTTGTGGTTTTAAATTATTTCGCGATATATTACAAATTATTTCTTTACATTTATCAAACTCATTACTATTTAAATAATTGCGTAATTTTAATAATTCTATCATTATTTTATGTATTTGTTAATTAATTAAATATATTTTCATCTTTTAATTAGATGCGCTGTAAGAAAATTAAAGTATTAGGGCGAGGAAGTTATGGTTTGGTGTATTTAGTCAAAGAAATAGGAGCTAGTAATAAAAATTATGCCCTTAAAACATGTATTAATAATAATATAAACAAGACTGCATTCGAAAATGAAATAAACTTATTAAAAATACTAAAACACAACAACATTATATCTATTATTAATTTCGAAAAAACAAAAAAGAGTTTAAATATCTTAATGGAATACGCAGAAAAAGGAACCCTTGAGGATAAAATAAAAAAATATAAAAAAATATATTTAAAATTTAATCAGGATGAAATAAAACAAATAATAACGTCTATGACTCAAGGTATAGAATATTTGCATTTTAATAAAATTATACATCGAGATATTAAACCATCAAATATTCTTATCACTCATGATAATAAAATAAAAATCGCTGATTTCGGAGTATCAAGATTTTTAAACGATACGAAAATGATAGTTACAACAATTGGGTCTCCTCATTATATGGCACCTGAAATTTATGACGGGTCGGGATATTCATATCCAGTAGATTATTGGGCTCTTGGTTGTATTTTATATGAATTATTAACAATGAAAAAACCATTTAATGCTGATAATATTTATGCATTATGCATGGCTATTCATAAAGGTTATTATGTTATGTCAATAATTAAATATAAATATCGAGATATTTTAAAAGGTCTGATTAATTTAAATAAAAAAAAGCGTTTGGGATATAGACAAGTTATGAATTTTTTTAATGATTATAATTTGAATTGTAACTATGATTTACCAAAACTAAATAATACATATAAAGTAAATAATTCTAAAAAAAAATCAATGCATGAACTTATATCTTTTTATAAATCCAGATAACTGTTGAAAAAACTATGCCATTCAATACTACATAATACTATATTTTCTTTTAACATTTTAATAGTATCAGCGGTTAATTTATGTTTAGTGTTATATAAATGTTCAAACGAATTATCGTTTTCTTGTCGAGCAATTGTAGTTAAAACGGAATATATGTATTTTTTTTTACCTTTTGTATATTTTATTTTGTCTAGATCCATTTTTGTTGTAGCATTTCGTAGTTGAGTAAGTGTCATTTGGTCTAGTGCTTATTTTATAGATGTGCAATCAGGATTGTTATTATATGTAAGGGTAAATTTATCTTTTGCCAATTGTTCTATTATAACATGTAATGCTTCGTTCCGATCACTTAATTTAATAATTAAATCAGATAATTTTTTATTATTAGCAATTAAATTCAGAATATTTTTTTCTTTAGATTCGGTTTCTGTATCGGTTTCTGTAGCAGAGTCACTTTCGTTAGAATCACTTTCGTTAGAATCACTTTCGTTAGAATCAGTTTCATTAGTATCATCAGTATCTGATTTCAAGGGTTCGCGCTTTATTACATTATCGCATGTAAATGATACTATATTCCAAAATAAAAGTAAAATTCCATAAATAACAAAGCTATTATATATAACATCTTCGGTGAGAAAATCATAATAGTAATTTAATGAGTCCATTAATTAATATGTTAATTCGAATAATTAATATATTTATCAATTTTTATTTTGAGATAAAAAAAGTAATACTTTTATACAACATCGGACGTTGCGAGAATTGTATTATCTTTGCGATAAAAATATACTTTTTTATTTGTTATATTCCAAGAATAATCTGTTAACTCGTTAACAAAATTATATTTTATGAAATATAATAGATTTTTTCTATTTATTACTTGAGGCAATCGTTTTAGAAATAATTTGGTATAGTATGCTTCGTTATTTTCAGGTGCATTATATACTTCACGTTCTAATTTTCGCGTAATAGAACTTGCATTAATACTAATCATATCTGCAACCTTTTCGGTTACTATTTGATTATCTACGCTATAATGTACTCGTCGAATCCCAACTGCTTTCATCATATCTAAACAGTTATAACAAGGACGTGAATTAACTAACTCATTTTTTGCATTAACACGAATAACAATTATATCTAACTTTGGCAACTTTTGCCGTGCCTCGTAAAACACGCCATCCGGATGAATCGGAATAGTGCAAAGCCTTGCCGTAATATCGCAAAAGTGTATTTGCTTCGGCATGCATACTTGGACTAATTTTACCACGACAACATATACGATTCGTATTAGGTAACATATGTCCAATAGGTTTGTTTCCTTGAATTAACGTAGCAGCTAGTTTAAAGCTAATATCGCTATTTCGAGCAATATTAACAAGCTTTGGAATTATGTTCTTATTCTGGAAAGAAGTCATTATTAACTATATAATATATATTTATTTTTATATACTTTCAATTTTTATTAACCATTATTATAAAAATTGAAATTATTATAGCTATTTGGATTATATATATATATTAATGGTTTTGACCGGTAACACTGGAAATAATTATAATCAAGTTGACACTCGCAATTTAATGAACAAATGTCAAATCACTCAGTATCCATATGATATGCAGCCTGGTTCTGTATTAACTGAACCATTTTTTAGTTCAAATTCTTATTGCCCGCTTTCTGAACGAAAGCAAGGGATGATATCTGAACAATACAACAATTTTATGGAAATATTTCCAGTGTCATTACGGCAGTTTTATCAGTATATTGGTGATGATAGAACCGAGTTGCAATGCGAAAGATGGACGTTTCTGAAATTGACTGAGATTTATAATCGGTCCGATATCTATACTAATATGTTGGATATCGCCGTAAAGTATAATGAAATGGGGCACGTGTTCATTCTTTCTTTGGATAGAAAGACTAATAACTTCTTTATACGCTGTGATGGAGGATGTAATGGATACGAACGCGAACATTACTTTGACCATTATGTCGATTTGGATACCGATAATATTAACAATGAGCAAAAGTTTGTGGACTTTGATAGGCTCTTCCTTGATATGTATTATAATCAACTTGACGATAATACAATATGGCAAGTTGTATATTACCCTGAATAAGGTCACATCTTATGTAGCCTAAATTTTTTTATTTGAATACTTTTGTAACAACAGTAAAAAAATTACCAATTGCAACACCAGTGAAACCTAGTTGAAGTCCAGACCTAGACCAACCATCTACAAAAGGGACACTTATTCCATTATCACATTTGGTCGTATTACAATAACGTTGATTACAAATTCTGATACCAGTTACACTTAAAAATGCTGTCCCAAGAGCGGTAGATACAATCGCAGCAGTCTCTAAATTAAAACTAACCATTATATAATTAAAATAATATTTCTTTATACTTTAATGAATAAATTTTATACCGATCATCTCTATGTCCTATATCAAAATAATGCTGAGTATAATAGATTTATAAATTATATTGTTGATTTTTCATTTACTTTTGATATGATTTCAAGTATTCAAGTTCAAGATATGAATCCAATTCAAACTTTTAATTTGGTTGATTACAATACTAACCAATACTTGAAATTATATATAGATAGATACAAGAATCGTCAACTAAATATTAACATGATTTCACATATTAAATCTATTATTAAAATTATACAGAATGCAATAGATAATAATTATGAATCTATAACTATTTTAGAATATGATGTATTTTTTCACAAGGATATTTATAATTTATTACCAAAATATAAAAATTTAATTGATAATTGTGATATTATTTATTTAGGTTCATCACAAAGTTATTGGTATAATCCAGTTACAATGCAAAAAATAGAATATCATTTGCATAATAATTCTCCTTATTATGTTGCAAATCATTCATTGGGAACATTTGCAATTATATTAAAAAAAAAAGTATTTAATGAATATATGGAATTATTAAATTCATACTTATTTACATCTGATGTAGCACTATGTATAGTTAGTAAAAAATATAATAGTGTTGTCATTTATCCAAATATAGTAATATGTGATATATCCAAATCAACTATAATGCAAAGTAGAAATATTAAAGCAACTTTTTTTAAATTTAAATGGAAATTAGTAGATTATTTACTACCACCAGAATATGGGATGGCATAATTGTATTTAACCATTAATTGATTTACACTATTATCAAGAATACCATTATCTTTTTTTAAATATATCGTTCCTAATAATCTACCATATTTATCAAACTTTCCACATTTAATATAAACTAATCTATTATTCATTATTAAATTTGTTAAATAATCTCTTGAACGCCTTGCATTAACTATTATTTCGTTTCTACGAGGGTTATCTAATCTTGGTCTCATTTCAGGTGTATCATAGTCAGCCATCCTAATAACCCATTTATCTAATTTACCACGACAATAAAATACTACTTTACATGTATCACCGTCATATACATCGACTACTTTACATTTTTTAAATTTACCTTCTAAACTAAATTCTTTAGTTTCTTTGGTAGAATTCATTAGTTTACGATCTTTTAAAAATCTAAACATTATTAATAATAATTATATATTTATATTTTAAATATGATACATACAGCTGTTATTGTCGAACCAAGAAATACTATACTACTTATTCATGTCATCCAAAATATCTTGGATAAAATACCAAATATATTGATTCATTTATTTAATGGAATTAATAATGCATCAAATATACATAATTATATTAAAAAAAATAATTTAATAAATAAGATTAAATTAACTAATTTGAATAAAACAAATTTAACTATCGCTGAATATAGTGATTTATTAACTAGTTTATCATTTTGGAAACAAATTAAGGGGGAAAATATTTTAATATTTCAAATAGATAGTTGGGTATGTCATTATAACAAAGACTTTATAAAAGAATGTAGTGAATATGGTTTTATTGGAGCGCCTTGTAGAGAATGTGATATACCATGGCAAAATGGTGGTCTATCTTTACGTAAAAAATCTTTAATGATTAAAGCTATAAAAGATAAAAAGTTAAATGAATCCACATGGCCCGAAGATAGATTCTTTACTGTTATTAAAAGAAAGATAGTTAATCCTGCACCATTTGAACTTGCTAAAAAATTTTCCGTTGAAAAATATTATTATATAACACCATTTGGTGTACATAAACCATGGAACTACTTGCAAGAAAATGAACTTGAACAAATAAAAAAACAGTATCCAGAAATGAGTTTAATTTGGAATAAATGAATATTTAGTGATATAATAATGAACTTGTTAGTAACAGGAGGATGTGGATTTATTGGCTCTAATTTTATTAATTACTTTTTTGAAAAATATCAAGTATCACAAATTATTAATATTGATGCCATGTACTATTGTGCATCTGTTGATAATATTAAAGAAGAAATTAGAAATTCCAATAGATATACTTTTATTGAAGGAAATATAAATAATTATGATTTAGTATGTGGTGCTTTAAATGATCATAAAATAACACATATTATTCATTTTGCTGCACAATCTCATGTGGATAATTCATTTAATGAATCTCTACAATATACTTATGATAATGTAAAAGGTACCCATACATTATTAGAAGCTATTAAAAATACTAATATTAATATTATTTTATTACATGTTAGCACAGATGAAGTATATGGTGAATCTGATTTTACGGATGAACAAAAAACAGAAGAATCTATACTATGTCCAACTAATCCGTATTCAGCAAGTAAAGCTGCAGCTGAAATGTATGTTAGATCATATATATATTCATTTGGTTTAAAAGCAATTATTACACGAGGTAATAATGTTTATGGTATGAATCAGTATCCTGAAAAATTAATACCTAAATTTATTCTTGCATTATTAAATGATAAAAAATGTCCTATACATGGAAAGGGGGAAACAATTAGAAATTTTATTCATGTTTCAGATGTTTGTACTGCGATTGATAAAATTATTAAATTAGGAACATTTGGCGAAGTTTATAATATTGGCGGTGATCATAATAATGAAAAAAGTGTATTAGATGTAACATATACCCTGATAAATAAAATATTTGACATGGAAAATTATAGTAAATATATCGAATATGTAGATGATAGACCATTTAATGATAAACGTTATTTTATTAGTAATAACAAGTTAAAAGAATTAAATTGGGAACAGAAGACTTCCTTTGATCAAGGTATTAATACATTAATCACAGAATATAAAAAATTATATTCTACCGGATTTATTCTGTATAGAAATGTTGTAGATCAAGAAACTAATAAATTATGGAATAATATATATACAAAAATTAGACAAAATTGCGATTGGGAAATCATTATAATATGTAATAGTAATGAAAAATATGTCCAAACATGTAATCCTGATAATAAATTAATTAATTGTAGAATTATAAAAAGTGATTTTAATAATAATAATATCTTAATCCCCTATCATTATTTTTATTATCAACATTTTTTTAACAAAGCTATTATTATTAATGATAAATTAGAACCTAACCTAATTAATGATATTATTAATAAAGCCAAAGAAACTGATTTTTATATAATACAAGAAAAAGAACATAATATTGATAATAATATACATGAACAAAATATATTAAAAAAATTAGACAAGGCTACATATCTGGATACATTACATAATAATAAAACTTTATGGCACGGCAGTAAAGACATGACATTAATTTTAACATATGATAAACTTAAATTAATACAATCTAAATATGATATTTTAAAATATATAACTAATAATACTGATAGCTATAAAGATATCTTGGAAAATGTATTTTGTTTTTTATTGTGGCGCACTTCAGAATTAGAGAGTTAATTGAATTATATATATAAATAAAAAGATATATATATAATTTAAATAATGGATAATATTAATATAGAATCGGGATTGTATATATTATCAACAAATGTTAGAGATGAGAATAATATATTAGAATGGATTATTTATCATTTATTAATTGGATTTGACAAGATTTTAATAATAGATCATATGTCAAAAATATCTGTTAGTAGTATTATCGAAAAATATTCGTTTAAAAACCGTGTTGATATTATAAATAGTAATAAACCCGGACCTGTTAAATTATATTTTTTAAATGATCTGGTTATACCTTATATGAAAAAGAACTGTAAAAAGTATTTTATACATTTAGATGCTGATGAATATATCAATTTAAATGATAATTATGATAATATTAAACAATTATTAGATGATTATCCATTTGATATTTTAACATTAAATTGGATAACTTTTGGGTCTAATAATAAAGAAAAAAATGATCATAAACATAAATGTTTAATACCAACGTATACTCGATGCGGACAACATATTAATTTTTTCTATAAATGTTTTATTAAAATGAATAATAATTTAGGTACATTTGTTAACCCTCATCATATTATTAACACAGGAAAAATAGAATATACTAATATAAAAAAGGAAAAATTTCATAATATAGAAAATACTATGGCTAACTATGCATCAATGAAACCAAAATATGATTTTTTTAAAGATATACCAGCTTTTATTAATCATTATGCTGTTCAATCAAAAGAAGACTATAATAAAAGAAAAGTTAATAGACCAAGAGATGATATAAATTTAACTAGAGAATTTAATATGAAAGACTTTAAGAATAATAATGTTATGATTTATGATAATTTAAATAAAAAATATTATAAACAAATTGAATCTATTATCGAATCTATATAAATAATTTAAATAGACTTTCTCAATTAAATTAATGATTACACTAGATCTAAGTAATAAAAATATAAAGAGTGCAAAATATGGTATATTGAATAAATATATTGATGTATTAACAATAATGAATAAATTAATTATTAATAACCATGAAAAAATTATAGTTAATAATCGAACATTTAAAAAAGACCCATATTATGGAAAAGTTAAAGAATTAGTTCTGGTTTTTAGCAATGCATCACAGCTATGTGTAAAAGACGGTAATACGATAAATATTATTAATAATAGTATATATATTAAAAAAACAGATATGGTTAAAAATATGAAACAAATTAACAATAATTCAAATGGAGATTATATTTTAGCTACTTTTGTTAAAAATGAAAATAACATAATTGAATGGATAATTTATCATTTATTAATTGGGTTTGATAAAATTTTAATAATAGATAATAATTCACATATACCTGTTAGAAATATTATTAAGAATTATAAATTTAAAGATAAAATCGATATTATCGACACAAATAAAACAGGAATAATAAAAGAATATTTTCTAAATGATATTATTTTACCTTATATGAAACAATATTGTTCTAAATACTTTATACATCTTGATGTTGATGAATATATTAATTTAAATGATAATTATAATAATGTTGATGAATTATTAAACGATTATCCAGTAGATGTATTAGTATTAAATAAATTAATATTTGGTTCAAATAATCTAAAAACGAATACTTGTGATTATAAAGGGTTAATACCAACATATACTAAATGTGCTACTAATATTATTGCATCATGTTGTTACTTTATTAATATTAATTCAGAACCTGAAAAATATGTTAATAATGGAAAATACGCAATGCAGGAATTGCATATTAAAATAAACAAAAAAAGAACCTATAAATATATAAGTGATAATTATAATAAATCAGATTCAATTTATGACATACCTGCAATTATTAATAATTATGCAATCCAGTCATTCATAGATTATAATAAAAGAAATATATATCGAACAAAAATTGACCACGCGTCTTGTCATAAATTTAATAATACGATATTAACTAAATTTAATGAGATTACATATGATAATTTAAATAAAAAATATAGTCAAACAATAAAATATGTGATAGATAATGATATTATTACAATAGGTTTTATAATATTAAGATATGTTAATTCAGAAAAAACTAACCAATATTGGCAAGAATGTTATGATCATATTAGACGTTTTTATAAGAATAAAATAATTATAATTGATGATAACAGTGACCCCAAATATTTAACAAATGATAAAGAATTAGTTAATTGTCATATAATTAATAGCGAATATCCACAGCGAGGAGAACTCTTACCATATTATTATTATTATCATAATATGTTTTGTGATAGATTAATTGTTTTACATGATACCATGTTTATTAAAAAATATATTGATTTTACAAACGTTCCCAATTATAACAATTTCACTAGAATATTTTCCTTCGGTATTAAAGGATACAATATAGATATAGAATATTTTAAAGAACAAACAACATTTTTAAAACATGGTAATGAAATATATCAGTTTCATTTAAATAATAAAAATAATATGTTAGGCTGTTTGGGAGTAGCTTTTATTATAGATCATTCTTTTTTAGTTCAGATACAAGAAAAATATAATATTCTTAATTTAGTTAATTGTATTAAAAACCGTGAATATAGAAAAACTTTAGAAAGAGTATTATCATGTTTATTTGAAAAAGAAATGAACGATATTAATATGAATACAAGATATAGTTTATTAGGCGATATTCATAAAAATATAAACAGACAAAAAATAGATGAAAATTCAGTATATATTAAAAAGATTTTTACTGGACGATAATAAATATTAAATTTATATTAATTATTATAATGATTAATATAAATATTAATAGCAAAAATATACCAATATGTGCTTTATATGGATTAGATAAACAAGTTATTAATGTATCTGAAAAAATTAAAGAATGTATAGAAAATCAACAAACTAATCTTACAGTTAACAATAAAACAATGGGACATGATCCGTGTGTAGGTAAAAAAAAATCTTTAATATTAACAATTAATAATCGGACATATAAAATTAGAGAGAGACATAGTATTTCTTTCACTTTTAATAAAATTATTACTGTGAAGAAAATCATACTTCAAGAAAATATTAAGTTGATTAATAATCTGTTTTCTAAATATAATACTGTTAGAATATTTGGTAAAGGACCCACATTTACTAATATAGAAAAAAAGAAAGAAAGTGAATTATATATAGGTATTAATCAGACAGTTAATGAACTAACAGATTGTGATATTTTGGCATTAAATGATTTACATAATATTGATAAAATTGACACAAAAATATTTGCAAAATTAAAATTTATCATAATGCCAGAATATTTACATATAGAATGGAAATTTGATAAAAAAGGACATTGGTCTAAGGTATATGATAAAATAAATGATATATTTAATGGTTATTATATTATATTTAATTTAGTTACTAGCAAGATACCTAATCCATTACTTGTTAGTCTATCAAATGGAATAAGTACTGCCAATACTGTTGCCGAATTTGTATGTTTGTTTTTAAAAAAATATATTATAAAAATAGATTTTCATGGAATTGGTATTAATTCAGCGAAAAACTATCATGATAAATTTATTGGTTTTGGATATTATAATAACAGAAGAATAGAATATATAAAAAAAAATTTAACAGATACTTGTACTAAATATAAAATTAGTTTTTCATTTAACTAATTTAATCAGTATATATATAATGATTAAGTTAGTATGTTTTGATTTTGATGGGGTATTTACTGATGGAAAGATATATTATGATTCTGATAACAATGCAATTAAATATTATAATGTAAGAGATGGGTGTGCGTGTATGTTATTACAAACACACAATATTAAAACAGGTATTATAACTGCATTTAATAGCGACAGTATAAAAATAAATGATAAACCAATACAGAATATAATTAATCATTTAAAATTTGATTATGTATCTGTTGGTCAATCTGGTAAACTTGATATATTAAAAAAATGGGTAGCAGAAATGGATATAGAAATGTCGCAGGTAGCTTATATTGGAGATGATATATCTGATATACCAGTTTTACAAAGTGTGGGTTTTTCTGCATGTCCAAATGATGCTATTGATCAATGTAAAGAAGTAGTAAATTATATTTGTCAAAAAAATGGTAGTGAGGGATGTGTTAGAGAATTTGTTGATCGTATTTTAAATGAAGATAAAGAATCAGATTTAATATCGTCAATTAAGAAAGAAGCTATATTCCAATTAAATTATTTTCCTGAAGAGGAAATTGATATGATAATAGATTTATTAAAAAATCATTTTTACAATATTTATTTTACAGGAATTGGTAAATCGGAAAATATTGCTATTCATTGTGCTAATTTATTAAAATGTATTGGAATTAATGCATTTTACTTAAATTGTTCTAATAGTCTCCACGGTGATATTGGTACTGTTTCATCTAATGATATTGTATTTTTATTTAGTAAAAGTGGGAACACTAAAGAATTATTACAATTACTTGATTTTTTAAATAAAAGAAAATGTTATAATATTGGGATATGTTGTAATAAAAATAATAAATTACAAGATTCATGTAATAAAGTCATTGTTCTTCCATTAAATAATGAAATTCAAGGAAATATTCAAACAATACCAACAAATAGTTATATGGCTCAAATGTTTTTTTGTAATATTCTAGTTACTAAATTATCTAAAATAATTAATATATCAATAGAACAATATAAAAATAATCATCCTGCTGGAAACATAGGTAACAAATTAAAAACGATTAATGATGTTTTAATATATGAGTTTCCTAGGATTATGATTGATGAATCTAATAGTAATGTTTTTATAAAAAAAACTTGTATATATTTAAATGATATCATGTTAGAAATGACACGATATTCTATTGGATGTTGTTTTTTTATTAATAATGATAATAAACTATTAGGATTATTAACTGATGGTGATATTAGAAGATTATTATTAACAAATAAAGGAATCGATAAGATTAATGTTGACCATATAAATACCAAATATCATTATGAAATGAATGGGAGTAAATTATTAATAGATATAAAAGATGGTAAAAAAAGTAAATTTATTCCATTAATAGTATATGATAAATTAATTGGGATTATTGATTATCGCGAAATGATTACTCCTTAACTTTTTTTCTCTTTTTTCCCTTTATTTTATTTTTCTTTGTTTTTGTCTTTCCAGCTTTTGCTTTTTTTATTCTTTCTAATCTATCGATTATTGGATTTACTCGAACGATTGGTTTATCTAATGAAACATTAGTATCTACTTTATCAAGAATTTCTTGTAAAGTAGAATCTACTAAAAGTCTAGTATCCTTTTCTATTAACTTTTTAAAAAAAATTAATTCATTTTTCATATTATGGTAATTTTTAGTAGAACTGATTCTTGCTTCGGTTTCTTTTTTTGTTTTATAATATTCAGCGAACCCATCTTGTTGAAAAGTCATACCAGTTACATATAATTCCTTTATTTCGTAATTTAATAAATCAACAATACCGGCTAATCCAGTTGTAGGTGAATATCCATTTAATTCATTTTTCAAATATTCCAATGTTGTTTTATTTTCTTGATGGATAATAGGTGTTTTGATACTCTTGCATGCATTTTGATATTCTTTATAAAATACATTATAATTTTTTTCTTTGGGAAAAGGAAATAATATATATTTTAATTTATTAAAAATAATATTATCATATAGTCCAAAATTATTCTGTATATATCCCCGACCAGTTAATTTTAAATGGCTTATTAGAATATCAGTTCTTATTCCAATATTAGTTTTTAAATTAGTTGGAACTGGATAAGATTTTTTTATTCGACATACTATATCATAACTATCTATTAATTTACCATTATTTTTAGATAGCAAAGATGGCGATGGACCAACTAATATTATTTTTTTATCAAATAAATATTTATTATATTCATTATCCATATATAAAATGGAAGATATCTTTATTACTGGTTATTATTTGGTACCAAACTTTCTTCAGAGTCAAGCTTATCTATAATATCCTTCAAAACAGGATCTAATTTTATGCGTTTATCTTTTTGATATAATTTTTTGAAAAAGATTAATTCATTATTCATATTATGAACATGAGATGTTGCTTTAAAACGGGTTTCCTCTTCTTTTTTTGTTTTATAATAATCTGTAAACCCATCAATTTGAAAAGTCATACCAGTTATATATAATTCTTTAATATCATAATCTAATAAATGTACTATACTTGCTATACCAGTTGTAGATGTAAAACCATTTAATTCCTTTTTTATCATGTTTAGATTATTTACATTTTCTTGATAAACAACTGGAGTTTGTATATTTTTACATTTTTTTTTATATGTGGTATAGAATCTTTCAAATTGTTCATATATAGGAAATGGAAATATAATAAATTTCAAACTATTAAAAACAGCTACATTATGTTGTTCAAAGTTATTTTGTGAATAACCTCTACCTTTTAATTTTAAATGGCTCATTAATATATCAGTCCGGTTACCCAGATTATTTATTAATTTTGGTGGTATTGGATATGATTTTTTTATTCGACATACTATATCATAACTATCAATTAATTTACCATCTTGTCTATTTAATAAAGAAGGAGATGGACCAACTAAAACTATTCTTTTATTTGCAAAGTATTCACTACATTTAGTATTCATATTATAATTAAAAGGATATTTTTTTTATTTCATTCCAAACTACTCCGTTCTTAAGTTCTTCTAATGACCAGATTTGATTAGCAAATTGATGAAAAAAATGAGTTCGGTCGGGCATAATTGGTGTTTCTATTTTAGAAAAATCAGTATTTGATATATCATAAGTTATAGTATTTTTACTACTGCAAAATACAGGTATTCCTTTAATAACTGATATAACACATGCTGTTGTTGAATACAAAACACATGCCCATGCATTTTCTAATTCAGATACCAAGGCACGTTTATTTGTATTTGCTAAAGATATATTTCCGAACGGATCATAATATTCTATTTTATTAGTTTTCGTGTCCGTTATATGATTAAATCTAATATAATGTTTATTTATTTCTAAATTCTTTACACTACATTTTAATCTAATAACTATTTTTCTAGTACATCCACTGTTACGAATTTCTTTTATTTTATTATTAGTCCATAAATGAATATCTTCGCCTTGCATTGAGTATCCACAGAATTTACAAGAATTTAAAACAAATAAAATATGATTACCTGTTTTTCTCCAAGGTAAAACTTTAATACCAGTTTTATCTAAAATCATATTCCATCTTTCTTTATTACCATTTAAATATAAAGATTTTGCATGATATTGCGAATTTAAACATATTCTCAGAAATTCATTATCAAATTTAAAATCATATAATCTATATCTAGCTAATGGATTAGCCTCAAAAAATATCCATTTGCTCTTTATATTATTGTTATATATTTCCCTTCTTAATATATCACCTTTACTTGTTCCTAATTTTTTAAAAAAACTTAACATAACACATACTTTGCAATTTATATTATTAACTTTATTAGTTATTAATTCAACAGGGTGACAATCAGGATTGTCATTATCTCTAATAGATTGATAAAGAAAATATAGTGATTGATATTTAATTGAAGTTTTATTTTCTGATAAGGTTGAATTAATAAAAATACCTATTTTATCATCCATTATTGATAATTTTAGATTATAATTTATCTTTATAATCTAAACTATTTATTTTTTATTATTTAAATATTCAGTAAATGTATTAATATCAGAAGTACCTAGTTCTTTTCGTATACTTCCTTTTAAATGATCAATATGGTCAAATAATGGTGTTGCTGTTAATACATGATTATATTTGCACATACCATTTGAATAAAAACGTCCAATATCAAAATTTGTAATATTATAGCTCCCTTCAAACTTTTTTCTAATAATATCCCATATATAAGAATCATGCCATTCTTTTTCCTTATAAATATCATTAGATAAATACATATCTTTCATTTTATTAAAATATTTTATTATATGAGTATGGTTCATATTAAAAACTAAAAATCCACAATCACTGTGATATTTTTTTCTTCTTCCTAAATAACTCATCATACTATTTGGTCTAGTATACATTTCTGTTATATCGTTTTCAGTTAATGATTTTTTAAATAGGGTATCTGCATCTATCCATATTAAATAGTCATAATCATAAAAGTTTAATCCAGCATGTGTTACAGCAAATACTTTATAACAGAATCTAATTGCATCACGTCGAAAACCATAATTTTCTACATCAGTTACATTTCTTTCTTTATTTCTATTAATAAAATCTGCTAACTCTGGAACAGCTTTGTGTATATCTAATATTTGTATGTTATAATTAACCTTATCTTTAATAAATTCTATATCATTTTCGCTATATACAAACAAATCAAATGGACAATTATATGTTTCAATAAACTTGTGTGCATATTTATTATAAAGTTCTTTATTAAATGTTGTTACACATAAAACATTTGATTTTTTGTTATGGTTGAATTTTATATTATCAGTATAAGTTAAATAGTTTAACCATAAATCACCATACATAACATCTTTATAATTTTCATGCCATGGGCCACCATCGGTAAAATGTAATGCTTTGTAATTATTATCATCATAATAATTAACCAAATAATTATACATTTTATCTATTTCGCCTATTTCTTCATCATGACACCATTCCATTCGATGTAACCAAGCAGGTGATTTAGTATTTATATTTTCCAAAGTTAAATTCTTAACACTGGGATGACTACAATTAAATAGCATTAAACTAGACCAATTTTTTCGAGGATACCATTCTTGTTGTTGCCCATCCATTTTTACTTTATCATGACAATTTTTATATTCATGTTTCACACAAAGGACAGCATATTTGTCATCGATATATTTTTCAAAAACTTCATTTACATCACAAAACCATAAAAAATCACTATCACAAAATAAAGCCCATCCTTTATAATTATTAAGATATGGAACCAGGAATCTTGTATAGGTAAATTCAGTTGAACCAGTATTATCATCTCGCCAAAATAATTTTCTTTCTTCTAACTCTTTTTTAACCAGACTCTCAATGTATACATCTTTATTTTCATTGTGTTTTTCAATAGAACGTTGACATACATCACGAGCTAATTGTTGTCCATAATTACTACTATCATAACCAATATAAACAGCTTTATCTCTGTTTATTTCAGGTTCTGGGTCGAGTTTTAGTATGGGTTCGATTTTTTGTTTTTGTTGAGGGGATTTTTTAATTTTTTTAATACTAGTAGGTATAATTTTTTTAATACTAGTAGGTATAATTTTTTGTTTTGTCCCACCTGATAATATTTCTAATATTTTATTTTCACGAATTCGAATTATATCTTTGTTTTCTAGAGTAAGTACAAGTTCTTTTATTTTACCATAGTATGGATCTTTATTGAAAGTTCTATTATTAACTCGTATTTCATAAATCCCTCTTTTTAAATATTTATTTATTATAGGTAACACATCAATATATTTACCATTTGTACCATAATGTGCTATTATAATTTTATTTTGACTTTGATCTACTTTAACCATATAATTATATTATCTATTATATGTTTTTTTCCTATATTAACCCAATGTCTTATTAATAAATAAGAAATTATCATGGGAAAATTTATGTTCTTTTCCTAAAATTTTCTGGAACCCAAACGATTCTAATAAATTAAAAACATCAGTTAGTTTTCCTTGACCTTTATAATTTTCAACAACCATATTATTTTTAACAGTTGTTGTACATAATTCGGTAATTATATATTTGGTATTTTTTAAATGTTCTCCCATACCTTGTAATGCCATTAATTCAGCACCTTGTAAATCCATACATATTAAATCAACTTTATCAATATTGTGTTCTTTAATAAAAGTATCTAAAGTTATAGCAGGTACTGATATTTGTATTCCTTGTTGGTGATGATTTATATTTTTATATTTTATTTGTTGATATTCGTTATTTATTTTAAATAATGATGAAGCACCAATATTTGCATATTCATTATTTATTTTATATATATCCGTACTCTTAAAATCTTTAGCACCTGCTGTTTTAACAACAGGATAAAAATCAACATTTGTATTTTCATTATAAATGGCTTTTTCAATTAATTCAACTTGAGAAGGTAGAATATTACTTGTCGCTAAATTTTTTTTACATATTTCAATACAGACAGGATTACATTCAAAACTATAAATTTTTGTCTTGTAATGATTGTGTAATTTAATAGCATCCAAGCAATCTCGGGAGCCTATTTCGAAAATTACTTTCGCATCTTTTTTATTAATAAAGTCAGTAAATTTTTTATCCATGTAACAACCAGGCATTATAATATATAAATATATATATAAATATATATCACAATAAACTAATAAGATGAAAATATTAATAACTGGTTGTGCTGGGTTTATTGGGTCTCATTTATGTGAAACATTATTAAAACAAAATATAGATATTCTAGGAATAGATAATTTGAATGATTACTATGATGTTAATAAAAAATTAGCTAATTTAGATATTTTAAACAAGTATACTAACTTTGAATTTAGAAAAGAAGATATAGTTGACACGAATGCTATATCCGATTGGAAGCCCGATAATATATGTCATTTGGCTTCAATGGCTGGTGTTAGATATAGTATAGCTAACCCAAAAATTTATGTTGATGTTAACATTAAAGGTTTTATTCATATAATCGAAGAATGTATTAAAAATAATATTAAAAATATAGTATATGCTAGTAGCAGTAGTGTTTATGGTTTAAATAAAAAAGTTCCATTTTCAGAAGATGATATGATAGCTACATGTAATAGTCCATATGCCTGTAGCAAAATGGCTATGGAATTATTTGCAAAAACGTATAGCCAATTATACGATATATCTTTTACAGGTTTGCGGTTTTTTACAGTTTATGGACCTCGAGGGAGACCTGATATGGCTCCTTATAAGTTTTTAACTGCGATAAATGAAGGTAGAGAATTTGTTAAATATGGCGACGGAATATCATCTAGAGATTATACATATATAGATGATATTGTAAGTGGTATAGTGTCAGCAATAAATAATAAAAAAGAAAAGTGCAATATTTATAATTTAGGAAATTCGAGTCCTATAACTTTGAATGGATTTATTAATTTATGTGAAAAGGTAACTGGGAAAAAAGCAATTTATAAAACTATAGAAAATCAATTAGGGGATGTTCCTCATACTTTTGCTGATATAACTAAAGCGAAAAAAGATTTAAATTATAATCCACAAACAACTTTAGAGGATGGTTTAAAAAAAACATATTTGTCGTTAATTTCATAATTGTATTTACTTTTTTAATTTTTGGTGACATTTAAAACCTATTTTTACATTTTTATCAAAAGCATAATTATTTATTTTCATGTAATGTGCCAAAGGAGATTTATAATTACCATTTTTTAAATCTGGACTTAACCATAAATATTCTTGAACAACATTTTTATCTAAATAAGGATATCTCCCTTCTATTCCATGGAGACTAGCTACACCTTCTTCTTTTGAGATAAACGCACGCATAGTTCCATTAAAAAAATTATTCCAAGGAAAAACAGATGATAATTTTTTTGGAAAGACACCATTTAATTGACTATAATGTTTAAATTTTTTTCCATCAAAGCCATAATCTCCCATAATTTCATCGGGTCCTTGACCAGATAAATAAATAATACTATTATTCTCTTTAGCTCTGTCGAATATATAATTAAGCCCATAAGCCGCCCAGGTATTATTAGTATGTGGAACAAATCCATCTGGAAACTTGTTTTTGTTTTGTGTTAGTATAGGGGAAATAATTTCATCAATATTATTTTCAACATATTTTTTACTTTCGTCAAATTCAGACTCAGTTAATTTTATAAAATGATTTTTCCCATATTCTTTCATGTAGTCAAGTCTCTTTCTAATTGTATCTATTCGTTCACGGGCTAATATAGTATAGGAGGCAAATGTTATATTTAGTTTTTTCAAAATTAAATCTAAACATCCACTGTCATAACCACTACTTAATGTTATAAAAATATTTTTATTTGTATCAGCTCTTTTTTTAACAGCGTTTTCAAATGCCAATATCCAATCATCAAAATTATTCTTTTTCTGTTTTAAACAAAATTTATGAATTGAGATCGTATTGATTAATTGACCATCTAAATTAAATTTTAGACATGTATTAGGTTCTATTTGTTTAATATTTATCATGTTAAAATCTTTTGATAAAATTGACCTAAAAGATGATATAATGAATCCATTTTCATATGCATAAAATAATGGTTTAGTACCAAAAATGTCAGATGATAAGATAACTTCATTTTTATTAAAGTCAAATAGAGCTATTGCAAATTCACCGTCTAATTTGGTAACAAATTCTTGTCCGTATTGCAAATAGAGGTCAATTAAACAACAACCATCTGAATCAATATCTCCAAAACTCTTGTAATTATATATCTCGCCATTAAATAAACATACTATATTATCTTTAATGAATGGTTGTAAAGTAACTTTACCGCAAATATGTAATAAATTATGTAGAAAAGTGTAATTATTAAAGTCTATCATGTTAGTGTAATCAGGACCTCTTAATTTTAATAATTTGTTTAATTTATCTATATTTTTATTACCTTGTAAACTTTTAAGAAATATTAAAAAACTGCACATTATGTTATATTATATATAATATAATATATTATATATTTAATACAAGTTCGTTAGTTATATAATATATATTATATATATTATATATATTATATATGCCAAGAAAAAAGGGTATACGTCAAGATTATTTAGATTTGAGTAAATTTGCAAAAGAATATGATCATTCTAATACTATTAATGAAATTAAAAACTATTTTGGGTATATTTATGATAAAGATGAAATGGATTATTTAGCATTATATTTACAAATATGTGTTAAAAAATCAAGACCAATGTATTTACATGGTTATGTTTTAACTTCTGCATTATATAAATATATTAATGATAATCCTATGGACTATTATACAATTTTAGAAACTGGTACTGCTCGTGGGTTCAGTTCTATTTGTATGGGAAAAATATTACATGAAAATAATAAAAAAGGTGTTGTTCATACTATAGATATATTATCACATCGTAAAACCATGTATTGGAATTGTATTTTGGATGAAGATGGAATGCAGACACGCCATGAACTGTTACATAGATGGAAAAATATACGTGATAATCATATTATGTTTCATGCTGGTGATAGTAAAGTAATTTTAACTGAATTAGATTTAAAAAGAATAAATTTTGCCTTTTTAGATGCTCGTCACAATTATGACTATGTTAAAATGGAATTAGATTATGTTAAAACTAAACAAGAATCAGGTGATGTAATTGTATGTGATGATTATACTACACCACAATATACGGGAATTATAAAGGCTATAGATGAGTTTTTAGAAGAAGGATTATACGAACATAAAATATTTTATGGAAATGATGGAACTAAAAACCGAGGATATGTATATATGAAAAAAAAATAATTAACTTGACTTTAAATAATCTGAACGATCTATATTTTACAAATAATATATAATATAATATATAATGCCATTAAGAATATTATATATAGATACATGTAAAAATAGTTGTAATTATTATAATGACATAGTTAAATATTTAAAAAAACAAAGTGATTTAATTTTTGTTAGTGATAATAAATATACTAATACAACTATTATGGATACTAAACCAAATATTATTATATTAGGTTTTGGTCTTACAAATTGTGGTAGTGGTAAACCTACATTCAAATTAAAAGAAAAAACAAAGATACCATTATATATAATATTAAATAAAGAATATACCGGATTAGAAAATAAATTAGTATGGGCAAAATCTTTAAATCCTAAAAAGGTATTTACAGTTCATCATGATTATCACGAGTATCAAAAAAAAATAAATATACCATTTGTTCGTATTATGTGGAGTACCGATCAACTATTTTTTAAGAAATATGACGAGGAATACAAAAATGATTTATTTTTTTCAGGAGTTATTCGAGAACAACAAACAGATAATATGAGATACAAAATTTATAATAAATTAGATGAATTAAAAGATTATAAACTGTTAGTAAAAGCAAAAATATTTATAAATTCACAAAAAATCGGAAAAACTGGATTATTTAGCAATAAGGATTATGGAAAACAAATAAATCATTCTAAAATTATTTTAACTACAACAGGTCCCGCTGATTTAGTTGGAACTAGATATTTTGAAACAATGGCATCAAATAAAGCAATGATATTATGTAATCGAATGCCCAAGAATGTATATGATGATATTATTATAGATAAATTTAATTGTGTAATGTTTGATGACGAAAATGACTTTATCGAAAAATTTAAATACTATATAGAACACGAGGATGAACGGATAAAAATTGTGAATACTGCATATCAATATTTCTTAGATAAACACACATGGGATCATAAAGTTAAACATTTATTAGAAAGTTTATAATATTTTTCTATTATTATATAATGCTAAATATATCCATTGACGAATTTGAAATGGACTTAAAATCTATTCCAAAAAGATCTCCTTTTAGATCTATAAGCGTTAACCATGATAAAAAAATTATTATAATTTCTTTGAGAAAAGTGGCTTCATCTACTATTATTAAATATATCAGAAATAAACAGTTAAATATTTTAAAACCACTTAAACTATTTTTTAGTAATTATGAATATGTAGCACAATATAATATTTATATGGTTATCAGAAATCCTATAGATAGATTTATATCAGCATTTAAATGGTTTATATATCCAAAAATTGAAGAATATAAAATGAATGAAGACCAAAGTAATATAAATATTAAAATAAATAATTTTATTGATGATATTAAAAATGAACGATGTATTAATAATAAATGGTATATTAAACTTAGACCACATTGGGAACCTTACTTACATTTTTTAACTTATAATAATAATTTTAGTGTAAATTTTATTTACGATATAAAAGATACTACTAAAATGCTACATCAAATAGATGATATATTAGGAACAGAACACATTACTGTACAACATAGAAAAAATACAAAGTCAGTTGATATTGTATTAAATCAATCTAGTAAAGACTTTTTAAATAAATATTATCATCAAGAGTTTATTATTTATAATAAAGTAGTTGGTTAATTTTTTAGTTTATATATATAATATATATCATATATATATTATATATGGCTAATATAAAACATAATAATGCTTGTTTTTTTTTAATATCGGCACGTAAAAATGTATTATATACTTGTTTGAGTCATCTAGATAAAAATTATAATTTTCAATATAATTACCCAATATTAATTTTTTATCATGGTAATAAATATGATGATGTGGACTATCAGACAGAAATACACAAGATCAATAAAAAAACAAAAGTATCTTTTCATAAAATTGAAGCTAAATTACCTGAACATTTATCAGAAAAAGATTTATTCTATAATAAAACCGATGTACCGTATGTTAAAAAAAGTTTTTCTCGAGATAGAATGGGTTATTTACATGCTAATTATTTTTGGAATAATTTTATGAATTATCCAGAACTAAAAGATTATCAATATATGATAAGGATAGATGATGATTCATGGTTTAAAAAAAAAATAAAAATGAATTTTTTTGATGAATTAATCAAAAGTAAGAAATTAGTTGGCTGTGGATATACGTGGAACCATGTTCACCATCGTGTTTTGGATACTAGAATTAATTTTTATGAATGGATCAAAGATTATGTAAAGAAATATAATATTACTGTTAAAAATTTAAAATTAAAATTATATTTAGACGAAGGCGAGCGTGATATAGTCGATGGACGCAAATGTAATAAAAATTTTCATTCAATGGACTTTTTATGTGGTAATTTTAATATTTATGATAGAAAAATGTTCGAAACAAAAGAATGGAAGCAATATTTAAATGAATTTAATATTTTAGGGGGTGGTTATCGTTATAGATGGGGAGATTGTGAAGTAATAAGTATGTTTTATTATATCCATATGGGAGATTCATTTTTAGATTTAGAATTAAAAAAGAAAAATATATATGCTAATACTTTACCTAATACGAAAATGATTAAAAAAGGTTTAGAATAATTTTAATAAAGTATTTTTAATAAAGCATCTTTAATCTCATCAATTTCATATATTTTTTCTAGTTTTTCTACTGATAATATATTATTTGAATAATTTTCTAACATGTAATTACGATCAGATATTGTATAGTTTTTGGTTGTAAATAAATCTACAATTTCCTTGGGACTAATACCACCCTTGTTAACAAAATTATATAATCCTTTAATTTCATCTTCTACCATATTAACCAAAATTGGAAACATGGATGGTATAACTGTAAATGAATTTGGTATATCACTTAGCGAAGAAAATGATAAAAATTTATTTAAAAAATTTCTATCATTTTTATCATTATTTAGACATTGTCTTAATCTAATAATTAAAATATTATCATTTGTTAACATTAAGGTTTTTTCAGTAAATATTTTAACTGTTGAATATGCCGATTTAGTAAAGTTTGGTTCATCGTCTTCTGTAAATTTATAAGAAGATGTTAAATTATTTGTATATAAACATCCTGTGCTGGTATAAGTAAAATGAACATTATAATCTTTACATGCTTTTGCTATTAAATTATGAATATGTAAATTTATATTTAAATTATCATATAACTTGTCAAGAGAATTTAATACATATGTTGAATTAACACCATCACATTTAGTTAAACCAATAGCTGAAATAATTCTATCAGGTTTTAAACGAGTTATATCATTTGTTATATCTTTATACAAAGTTATTTTTTTTTGTAAAGATTCCAATACCTCATGCTTTTCTTGGAAATATATTTTTAATAATTGTCCAATATAACCATTTATTCCATATATCAAAATTTTCATTATAAATATAACGTGCTTATATTTTAAATTAATTTTATAATAATATTATATGGAATATATTTTAGTTATATGGGATGGAAAACCAGAACATTATATTAATGTTTATTTCCAATCACTTCGGCGATATAATAAATCTTGTATAGTATATTTTTACTATAAAGAAGATTCTGTTGTTAAAGAATACGAATGTTTTAATATAAAATTTAAAAAAATAAATGATAAAAAATGGCATAAAAGAAGATTACATCATAAAGGTGAATTAACTCGTGATATATTACAGAATATTAATACAGGAGATAAATTACTTGTTCTAGACTGTGATTTATTATTTCAAAATAATCCATTTTTAATGTTTGATGAAAACCCAGGTTATGATTTATATTATACCGAATGTGTTATGAGTATGTGGAGAGTTGTTGATACACCGGTTAATGGTGGAGTTCGTGGATTTGTTGCTAACGAAAATAGTATTAGATTACTCAATTTTTGGTTAGAAAATAATTTAAATCCAACATGGGGACCATGGGTCAAATTTGATAATAGAATTCTACATCAAAAAAATGGGGTAGATTGGTGGTATGATCAAGATTTTCTCAATTGTATTCATTTTCATAAACCACCTTTCAAATTAAAAAAAATAAATGTTGGATTTAAATATAACTATTTTACATCAAAATGGGGATTCTTTTCTAAATTCTTAGAAATGAATACAAAAATAGGTAATAAAAATTATGTTATTATTCATTTCAAGGCAGACTTTAAAAGTTTATATAATATAAATAACCCTAAGATATATAACATGAAAAATATTTTGAAAAAAAATATATTATATACTGATACAAGTCGTATCACTAAAATTTATAATTCTCGCTTAAAAAATGGATGTTATTATGCTGTATAGCATGAAAATTGATTTTGTTGTAACGCACTATGATGGGAATATTGATAGTATTAAGAAAAAAATTAATACATTAAAGCTAAAAGTTAATTTAATTATATATAATAAAAAAAATAATGATTATGGAATACATCTAGAAAATAAAGGAGTTGATGCATATGATAAAATGTATCATATTATTAATAATTATGATAATTTAGCCGATATAACTATATTTACAACTGATAATGTATTTACTAATAAAAAAAAAATTAAAAAGATTAATTTTATTTTAGATAATTTAGTATCAATGGATGGATTTTTAACTGGTCATATTATTAAAAACAAAGAAGAACATAGTTTCACTTTAGACACATATAATAAAAAAAAAATTATTTTATCTCCGATTAGACCATTTTATAAATGGTTCAAACATTATATTAATCCATTAAAAGATAAATCAGAAGATTTTTACTTTTGTAAAAAAAGTATTTTTGCCGTATCAAAAGAATTGATTCTATCTCATTCTATTGATTTTTATAAGAATTTATTAACCCATATAAAAAACTATAGTGTTGAAGGACATGATTCAGAAGTACCCCATTACTTTGAAAGAGCATGGGTTGAGATATTTTGTGGAACCGATATAAATAAGATGAATCACGATACAAATGTTTATGGAAATATAAATGCAATCTAGATTCAATCTTGATTCAATCTTGATTCAATCTATTCTTTTTAAAATTGTTAATCCATTATTGTTAACATATCTTTTTTCAATCATCCAATTTTGGTTAGTTTTTAAAAAGTCTTCTACGGCTGGCCATAAACCTGTTTCGAGTTCATATTTAGTAAAACCCGAGTCTTGTTTTATTTTTATATAGTGAGGTTTTTTCGCATTACACCATCTTTTTGGAATACGTACTATTTCACTAGTATATTCATCAATTGTAGTATCATGTAGAATAATATATTTATTCACTTTATTATTATGTAAATTTAATTCACGTATAAGTTGACCATAACAATGCCACGTATCTATAAATAATAAATCTGTTTGTTCAAGAGTAATAGTTAAATCACTTTCTTCGATAAATTTATAATTAATTTCATTATATTTACAGAATTCACTCATTATTTTAATATTATCACTCGTATATATGTCAACACCTATTAATTTTTTATTACTACTATTATTATTAACAAGTCCTTGAATAAAACCAATGGTAGATATTGCATCTCTTACACCTAATTCGGTAATATGTTCGCAAGATTCTGCATAATTTTTTAAAGTTGGTAAATGTTCATTTATATCGGAAGGTGTTTTCGCATAATTGTTATAAGCAGATTCGATATTTGCCATTTTAATATGTATCAATACTTTATATATCTTTATATATAAATGACACAACAACTCGATCATAAATATGAATTTTTAGTTGTTAAAAACGATTCATGGTTCAATGAAATGTATAATAAAAAAATTAATGAATTATATTACTTTAATCAATCTAAAAAAAATGTTAATTTGAAAAAAAAACAAATTAAAGTAAATAATATATCTAATCTTGATTGCATTAGTAGCAAATGTAACATTGTATCATATTATTTTAATATAACAATGGATAAAATATCATGTATTCACGGTTTAAAGATATCGGATAAAACGAATATTTTTTACAAAACATTAGAGGATATAGCAGCTGACGAAACTAATACATCGAAAAATTTATATAAAAAAAGTAAATTATATCAATTTGGTAAGAAAAATACTATTAGCACTCTAGCAGAATATTATAACATTACAGATAAGAGTATATTAGATGAAAAATCTAAATTTTGTGTATTTTTTCCATGGGATACTAAAAAATATCCAATCAAGAAAATGCAGAATTTTAAATTAGATCAAGAAAAAATTACTGGTATTATAAGTGATTCAATAATTAATATGCATTTTATTAAACTTAAAAGGTTATATGAATCAATTAAACAAAATAAAATTATTTATGATAAAGGATGGCCGGATAAAGGAATCATATCGGGATTTTTCCTAGTAAAGAATGACGATTACCGTTTTATTGTTACCAGAGGTATTCATCGTATTCATACATTTAATTTTCTAAATTATGAAAATATTTTAGTAGAAATAGATAATGAATGGGAACCAATTGTTAATATTAAAGATATTAATAATTGGTGGGCTATAAAAGACAATGTTATTAATGTAAAAGTAGCAGAACAAATTTTTGATTTTTATTTTAAAACGAATCATAATTAATTAATTCTACTAATATATATTAATGAAATTTATATTAGTATCACAAAGATTAATTAATTATAAAAGTGATTTATATTATTCGTTATCAGGAGAGTGGTCAAATTTCTTTAATAAATTTGAGGATATTATGATAATACCAATATTTAACAAAGAAACAATTAATTTATATATGGATAATTTAGAAATAAGTGGTATAATTATAACAGGTGGAAATGATATTTATAATAAAAACGAATCTTATGACGTTTTAACGACAATATCCTCGCAATTGAGAGATGAACTCGAACTCCATTTAATTGATAGGGCAATTCAAAAAAATATTCCAGTTTTAGCTATTTGTAGGGGGTGTCAATTATTAGCATATCATGACAACTTTAAATTGGAAAAACAAGACAATCATGTTAGGACAAAACATAACCTAATTTCAGTAAATAAAAGTAGATATGTTTCTATTGATTCTGTAGTTAATTCATATCATGATTATGTTATTATACCAAATGAAAGCGATAATTATAATATAATAGCTTTATCACACGATGGTTATGTAGAAGCAATCGAGCATAAGGAGCATAAAATACTTGGTATAATGTGGCACCCAGAAAGAGAAAATTATACTAACAATCAAAATTGTATAGTTAGTGATTTTTTTAACGTGAAATTAAGAGAAACGCAATGCAATCCAGATGGCATTGCAGTTATTCTATTATGTGCTGGAATGGGAACTAGATTAAGGCCCCTTACTAATGATATTCCAAAATGTTTAGTCAAGTATAAAAATAAATCAATAATTGATTATATACAGGAAGCTTTGGAAAAAACAAATTTAGATAATGATATTATTTTTATAACAGGTTATAAATATGAAAAAATCGTAGAGCATTTTAATTTGACAGACAATTATATAATTAATAAAAATTATAATACGACGAATATGCTATATTCATTATTTTTTGATGAAAATATTTTTAATCATAATAAAGATATTATAATTTCATATACTGATATTATTTATAAACCGAGTATTATAGAAAAATTAAAAAATAGTAACCACCCAATTTCTATTATTACTGATAATGATTGGAAAAAACTATGGGAAACGAGAATGGATGACCCGTTATCAGATGCAGAAACATTAAAAGTTGATGAAAATAATTATATTCTAGAAATTGGCAATAAACCAACTTCTTATGATGAAATTAATGGACAATATATTGGCTTAATTAAAATTTCATCTGATTATGTAAAGATTGTTAGAGATTATTATATTAATGTTATTAGTAAATTAGATAATTATAAACAGATGGCAATGACACAATTCTTAAATATTATAACCAAAGAATTATGTCCAATTAAAGTTATCCCAATTAATGGGGGATGGTGTGAATTTGATACATGTGATGACCTGAAAGTTGATATAGAATTTACCAATAATACAAAAAAATTAAAATTTCAAACAAAGGCTGAAAATTTATATAATTTAAAAGATATTATAACTACTGCAAATATTAGTGAAATGTTATATTTTACATATTATGAATGGATAAATTCAAGAACAGATATTATTAATAGAATTAATGATAAATTTAAAAATGAACATATAATGATTCGAAGTTCTTGTAGTTTAGAAGATACGAATGAATGTAGTAATGCTGGTGCATTTTTAAGTATAGATATTAATAATTATAACGATGATATACTAGTTGACAAGATAAATAAGGTATTTTTATCATATTGTAATCCTGATTGCAATCCTGATTTCTATAATGACCAAGTGTTAATACAATTATATATATCTGATATTAATTATTGTGGAGTTATTTTTACTAAAGACATGAGTTCTAATTTTCCATATTATATTATAACATATGATAGTACAAATTCAAACAATAGTGTAACATCAGGTAAATCAAATGATAATCAAATTAATATAATAAAGTATAGCTCGTCGGATTCGAATTGCATACAAAGTAAAAATATGATTTTTAATAAGGTAATAAAATTAACTGATGAATTAACGACCATATATGATACCCATAATCTAGATATTGAATTTGCTTTTAATATGCAATCAGGATTGCAATCAGGATTGCATTTATTACAAGTTAGGCAACTGGTTACAAGTAATATGATTCATAAAATAGATAAGAATAAACTAGATAAATATTATAAAATTTGTTATAACAGATTAGCACAAATTATTAATCAAACATCATATGACCTTAATGATGGTAAAAATATATATAGTATCATGACGGATTGGAATCCTGCTGAAATAATTGGAGTTAAACCCAATAAATTAGCATTATCTCTATATACAGAATTGATAACAGATAAAATTGCATTAAAATCACGAGACGAATGTGGCTATGAAAACATAGAATATTATCCAATTATGATATCTATTTTTGATAGACCTTATATTGATCTTAAAGTTAGTTTCAATTCATTCATACCAAAAGACATACCAGAAAAGATTAGATGTAAATTAACTAATTATTACTTGGATATTATTAGAAATGATACCAAGTTATATGATAAAGTTGAATTTGATTTATTATTTACTTGTAATACCTTAAATATAGATGACAAGTTAAAAATTTTATTAAATAATGATTTTACTCAAAATGAAATTGATATAATTAAAAAACAATTAATCATTTTAACAAATAATATTATAGATAATGCAATTAAAATTAACATGGATAATATTTCTAAATTAGAAACAAGACTAAATTCTATTATAAAAGATAATAATTGTATCTTGGGAAAAATATTCATGATAACCAGAGATATAAAAATATATGGAACATTAGCATTTGCTAATCTAGCAAGATTTGCATTTATAGCAAAACAAATATTAGACTCATTAAAGACATCAAAATTAATAAGCAATGATGATTTTACTAATTTTATGCTATCAATGAATACAATTAGTAAAGAATTATCTAATGATTTGAATAATTTTATAAATAAGGAATCAGAATCGCATATTAGTAAAGATGAATTTTTAGCTAAATATGGACATTTAAGACCTGGAACTTATGATATATGTTCTGAATCATATTTAGATAATTTTAATAAATATTTTCCAGAAATAGATTCTAATAATACTAAAATTAATAAACAAACATTTTTTAGTCTAACTAATGAACAAATTGGTAGAATAAATCAAAAATTAAAAACGGCAAATTTTAATTGTAGTGCTGAAAATTTATTTATATTTATAAAAGAATCTACTGAATTAAGAGAATACTCTAAATATATCTTTACTAAATCTGTTTCCATTTTACTTGATTTAATTACGAAATTTGGTCGTGAATATAATATATCAAAGAATGAGCTAAAGCATCTAGATTTTCAAATTCTACTTGATTTGCATAAAAATATACCGTTTGAAAATATATATGATATTATAACTGATAATATCAAATTAAATAAACAACGATATAATATAACATCTAATTTATTATTACCACAAATTATAACACATGAAGATGATATATATGAATTTACTAATATTAAAACAAAACCTTTATTTATCTCTAATAAAATTATTAAAGGACGCATAATTTATCTAAATAATATGTGTGATAATTTGGATAAACTTGATAATATGATTATTTGTATAGAAAATGCTGACCCTGGATGGGATTGGTTATTTTCTCGTAATATTATGGGTTTAATTACATGTTATGGTGGGTCAAATTCACATATGGCTATTAGATGCCAAGAACTTAATTTAACAGCGGTTATTGGTAGCGGTATTGTTAAGTTTGAATCAATAATTAAAAGTAAAGTTGTTGAAATAAATCCATTATCAGAACTCGTTAATATAATTTATTAAATTATAGTTTAATTTAATAAATAATGAAAAGAGATATTGCAGCTGGAGTTTGTAAAAGATTATTATCTTTCTTAGACCAATATAACATTCCTTACTTATTTTCTGGTGGTAGTTTATTAGGTATAATTAGAGAAGGTGATTTAATTGTCGACGATACAGATATTGATTTGTGTACTTATGTACCATATATACCTATCATCTATAGTATGAAAAAACAATTATTAGAAAATGAATTAATTATTACAAGAGAGATAAAAGGGGATAAACTTTTAAAAAGTATAAAAAAAGGCAAGAATGGAAAAGTATATGATGTTATGGCTGAAAAAGCAAAAGTAAGATATTTATGGAGATTATCTTTTAATGGAACTAATGAAAATGAAGGTATTGATGATGATAGGGATACTTTAAGATGGATTGATATTTATGGAATGCATTGGTTCCCTTTATTAAAACAAGTTGAATGGAGAGGCATACAAGTAAATTTACCAATTGATCCTGAAACTGTTTTAACTTTAGTATATCATGAATGGAAAACCCCAGTTCATCGTAAAAATTTTGTTAGACCACTTTCTGCTGAACCTATACATTTTTGCACAACACTATATTGTAGTACTTATGGAATTGAAAATAGAAATAGTCAATATCTATATTTAAATAATAAGGAGATTGAAAATTTTACTACAATAAAAGATTTTTGTAAACATTTTTCATTTATGAAGGAACTCGTTAAAGATTCTATGTAATAGTTGTTTTTTTGATTAAACGCTTATTACATTTAAAACCAATTTTTACATTTTCATCAAATGGATAATTATATTTTTTCATATAATAAGCTAAAGGAGCTTTATAAGTATTATTTTTTAACTCTGGAGACAAATATATAAATTCCTGAACTACATCTTTATCTAAAAAAGGATAACGTCCTTCTATGCCATGAAGACTAGCTATACCTTCTTCTTTTGATATAAACATCTTCATACAACCATCATAAAAATTAGCCCAAGGAAATACAGATTCCAAGTTTTGTGGATATATTCCTTTTAGTTTACTACATGGTGCAAAAGCCGTTCCATTAAAACCATAATCAGAAAATATTTCATCGGCTCCATGACCAGATAAATATATACGATAATTTTCATTTGATGCTATTTTATAAATATAATTCAATCCAGATGAACTTGGATCATTTTTACAATTCCAACTGTTTTCCATTAAATTATCATCTACAAAAGTATTATATTTTATCTGATAGCTATCCATATGATTTCCAACGAATTGTTTATTTTTTTTAAAATCTTCTTTAGATAAGGTTATAAAACTATTATTCTGATATGTTATATCAAAATCTAATCTTTTCTGTATAGTATTCTTATTTTCTTTACTTAAAATGGTATAAGATTTAAATTTATATTCTAAATTTTTTAATATTAAAGATAATACACCACTATCATAACCACTACTTAGAGTAATAAAAACTTTGTTATTATTATTATTCTGATATAATCTTTTTCTAACAGCATTTTCAAGTGCATTTATAAAATCATCAAATGTATTTTTTGTTTGAGTTAAGTTAAATTCATATATGTGGTTTTTTTTTAAAACTTGATTATTAAAATTTAATTTAATATATGTATTTGCAGGTATTTTTTTTATTTCTGTTAAAGTAGTTATATTTTGACTAATGGTACTTTTTAATGATGAAATTACAAATTTACTAGTATCATCATAATAATAAAATAATGGTTTAGTTGCAAAAATATCTGCAGATAAGATAATTATTTTTTGATTGAAATCAAATATAACTATTGCAAATTCACCATTCAGTTTTTTTATAAAATCCTCACCATATTTTTGATATAATGGTATAATGCATTCACCATCTGATTTATATTTATTGTCTTGGTTATTATCTAATTTATCATAATTATATATTTCACCATTTAATAATGCAACTATATTATTTTCAAAAAAGGGTTGTAATATTTTTTCTCCACAAATATGTAATAAATTATGAATAAATACATAATCTTTATGTTCTAATACATTAGTTGCATCAGGTCCACGAAGTTTTAAATATTTTAATAACTTATTTTTATCTTTGATTTGATATAAACTTTTTAATAATACTAAAAAACTACACATACTATATGTGTTAACCTACGTTTTAATTTGTATTAAAACGTAGGTTAACACAGTCGAGACAAGCGACGCAATCTCGATTGTTAACAACAATTATCACATATACATTATTTTTGTAATAAATATAAACATCTATATATCTTGTTTGTTGATAAATCATCATCTTGATGTATAATATATTGTTTTAATAATTTAAGTTTGTATAATTTAAACAATATTTGCCATTCTTCATCACTACGAAATATACCACGTGGTTCATGATCAAAATTTCGTGTATACCATTCATCTTCATAATCTAGTCCTGATAAATCTTCACCTATTAATATATATTTTTTACTTGTATTTTTTATTTGTTCCAGTAAAAATAAAGTATTATTATTTGCATGATGAAAAACAAAACCAATTATAATTAAATCAAATATTGGTTCATTGAATGGTAAATCACGTCCATTATATCCAATAACACCCTTTTTTCTACCACCCCATCCTCCATTAGTACCACCTCCTACACCATTTTCTGCTAAATCAATACTTGTATATAAGTATTTTTTATTTTTACAGTATTTTGTATAATCACGACCACCTATATCTAATATTTGTGCACCTTCTGGTAAATTTAAACTTGTTATCAAATTTTCTGTTTTGATTAGTCTCATTTTCCACTTTTTATGGCTATCCCAATGAATTATTTCATGTGACATATATTATTATATTATATTATATTTTATTTTTTACCTATTTCAAGAAACTTGTAATGTTCTTCACTACAAGCATCATTCAAGTCCCATTTACATAATCTATTTTTATAATTGAAATAATATGGACAATTTTCATATGGATCATAACATTCTAACCAATTTATTTTTTTTTTTTTCCAATATTTATGGGGTTTTTCTATTTTAAGATGTGGATTTGTTTTAAAATATATATTCTGTAGTTCACTTTCTAATAATTTTATTTTTGTATTATTTTTCCATATACAATACATAAAACTTAATTGATCACGTAGTGAATATTTTTCTACTAAAGAAAACCATAATTCCATAGTTTTAACTATATTATCTGAATGTTTTCTTATTAGAATACATGTGTCGTTTAAACTATATTTTTTAGGAAAATTTTCACTTTTTAATTTCTGAATAAGTGGTATTACATTTTCTTTAACTTCTATTTGTTTATAAGGATGTAATAACACAGCTCCTTCTTTATAAATACAATCTCGTTTATAATGTTTGAATGTTACTAAATCATATTCTTGTAATTTAAATAGAAAATTATATAAACTTACCTGTGGTTGGGTTAATTCTTGATTTCTAATAGAAATTTTACCATCAATATAGATAGATATATCATAATCTTTAATATAATTATTTATCACTATTTTATAATATCTTTGTGTTAATTTTGGATTATTTTTAATAGTATCAATTTTTATAATTTGATATGTTTCACTAATAATACTATTGTCGTCAGTCAAGCATAAATAATCGATATCTTTTCTGATAAATTTATCTGGTAATTCTTTTAATTCATCATAATTATTAGTAATTATTGTATATAATACTATTTTGTTTTTCATTATTACTACTATATAGTTTTAATGTCAAGTATAATCGAATGATGCTTATATATAATATGAGTTTATATATATATAAAAACTCATATTATATATAAAATGAAAAAAAACGAAATTGTATTATATACAGCAATTACTGGAAGCTATGACAAATTAAACGAAATACCTAAAGAATTTTATTTTCCTGATAAAATAGATTATATTTGTCTTACTGATAACAGTAATATTACTAGTAAAACATACCAAATTATAAAAATAAATTTAATTAAAAATGATCTCAAATTGACTCAGAGATACTATAAAATAATGATAAATGATTATATTAAAAGTTATAAAAAATCTATTTATATAGACGGGAATATGATTTTAAAACAAAATATATTTGATTTAATAGATAAGTTAGTATCTTGTGATATTATTTGTTTCAAACATTACAAAAGAAACTGTTTATATCAAGAAAGTGCGGCTCTATTACATCCTTATAAACAAATAGGTGTTAAACAAAATATTGTTCCATTAATTCAATATATTAAAAAACAAAATTATCCAAAAATGTTTGGATTAACCGCAACAGGCGTCTTGATAAGAAATCATACAAAAGATATTATTAAAACGATGACAGATTGGTTCTATTTTATACAAAATTATTGTCGTCGAGATCAACTAAGTTTTATGTATTGTATATGGAAAAATAATATTAATATATTATTATTGGAACAAAAAAATCTATATTATTATGTGACTATTTGTAAACATAAAAAGAAATATAATAGGACACGGTTAGCAAATATTAATACGGAATGGAAAAATCAAAAAGGAGATTGGTTAGAAGGATATGACCCATACGAAAATAGAAAATACTATTTTAATAAAATAAATAGACTATGTAAATGGAATTTGGATGATGATTATTGTGAAGAACATTACAAATTTTTAGAGTTGGGTATCCAAGCAATACATATATAAGTGATTAATATTTGTGCATCACTGCTGTTAACAATGCAATCGAGATTGTAATGTTTGTCTCGTTTGTTTTAATGGAAAGCAATGCAATCAGGATTACATTGCATTACATCGCTACGTAGGTTAATACATTTGTGACAACTTGCATTACATCGCTATGTAGATTATCATATTTATATAACCTTATAAAGATTAATTTATATAAACGGTAATGAATGTACTTGTAACGGGAGGTTCAGGATTTATTGGAAGTCACATTGTAGATAGACTGTTGAATGATGGGCATCAAGTAACTGTTCTTGATTTGTGGGAAAGTGAAGATATCAAGCCTTATAGTAATAATCCAAACTATAAATTTGTTAAAGGAACTGTATTAGAAGATAAACTCGTTTCGGAAAATATGAAAGGTAAAACTCATCTTATTCATTTAGCAGCTATACTGGGAACAAGTGAAACTATAACTACATATGATGTCGAACAAGTCGCTATGACAAATATTATTGGTAGTATTAAAATGTTTAAACATGCTAAAGAGAATGGACTCAAAAGAGTTTGTGTTCCAACAACTCCAGATGTTCCATGGATAAATCCATATAAAATAACTAAAGCTGCAGTAGAAAAGCTTGCACAATTATTTTCATATGAATATGGTTTAGAAGTAGTTGCGCTTAAATTAGGTAATATATATGGCGCTAGAGAACGATGGTTAGATTGTGCTAAAGATGCACCATATAATTATCAAAAAATAATACCAACAATTCTAATGAATACATTAAGAGGGGTTCCTTTACCTATATATGGTAATGGTAATCAAAAATCAGAATATATATATGTTGGTGATGTGGTTGAATCTTTCATTAGAGCTTTAGAATCTGATAAAAAATTAGGAGGTGAAATTATACATGTAGGTGGAGGTACTAATAATTCTGTTAATGAAATTATATCTTCTGTTGAACGTATTTGGAATAAAAAAGTTAACAGACAATATGTTGATATGAGACCAGGGGAAGTTCATATAGAGATAGCATTAGAACCACATAAACTTAAAGAACTTTTAAATTATGAACTGCAATGGGACTTGGACCGTGGTTTAAAAGACACATTTAAATATTACGAAGAACAATATAATAATGAAAAAATTAAAAAATTAAATAATTACGTAAACTGCCCGTTTTAAAGAAATCAAGTAAAAAAACTATCAAATAACGATAACGCATCTTCTTGTTGAATATAATTACTTTTAACTCCTGGCCAATTAATATTATCATTACGATTTACTATTTTTATGTTGGTCCGTTTTTTCTCGTATTTTACTGTACATAAATAATTACTATCTTTATATAAAGCTGTTAATACTGCAACACGATGATGACCTGATGTTATTAAAAAACGATAATCGTTATTTTTTAATAATATATAACCTTCAATTATATCTTTGTTATCCGGTTTATATCCAAATTTGGTAACAGACTCAATCAAATTTTTTAATCTTAGTACTCGATGTTCAACATTTGATATATCTTTCGGACCAAATAATCCAGCTCTAAATTCATTTGATGGACATTTATGTATCCAAGGATAGAAATAAGAGGTTTGTGGTAGAGTAGATAAACTATGATTTTTACCCAAGTTAAATACCTGAGCATAATTTGTTGGTTGGAAAGTTTTATAAAAATTATACAAGTATGTTTTGGATAGTTTTATATTTGGATTATCAATTAGTTGTAAACTTGTATTTACTAGTGGGTTATCATTATTATAATTATGTCCAGTAAAAGTGCAACATTTTTCTAAATTAACTAGAAATATATCTTGTATTACAATATTAGCTGGATTAAAAATATAGGTTGTTTCTGCTTTATCGATTCTATTTATAATATTATTAAGATAAATATTATTCCGATGTTTATTTAATTCTTTTTGTGATTTTTTATCTAGAATTTTATCCATATATAATACTAAATTTATTTATATTTAAATATAACTATATAAAAATAATAATGAGCGAAGAGATTATATTTATTACTTCATCAACTAAAAAAATGTATGAGTTTTCTGGTATAAAATTATTAAAATCATTTATAAAACATCAACAAAACAATAAATTAATTTACTTTACTGAAAATTTCAAATTAGATATTGAACATGATAATATTATTCAATATGATATAATCAATTATCCGTTTTTGAAAGATTGGTTAGTAAAATTTAAACACATTATACCCATACAATTTGGAGGAATTTATGACTATACGAAGGATAAACATGCCCGTAAAAAAGGATTATATCCACAAAAAACAAAAGACTGGAATTATAAATGTTCTTTATGGTTTAGAAAAATTGCTAGTTTACATTATACCAAAACTTTTTATGGTAATTATCAAAAGATTATATGGTTAGATAATGATTGTATTATCCAAAAAGAATTAAATAAAACATTTATTGATAGTTTATTTGCTAATACACAAATGTTTTATTTTTTAGGAAAAAAAAGGAAAAGTATGGATTTTGGTGTTGAAGCAGGATTTATTGGGTGGAAAAAATGTAACCAAGAATTATGTTTTTTACAAAAATTATTTGAGTTTTATATAAATGGTGATTTCATTAAAGAAAAAAGATGGGATGATGGGTATGTTATTAAAAGACTATTAGAATTACATTTTATTAACTATGGAAATGATATTAGCAAAGGTTCTAAATTAATCAATGTTATGGAAGTATCATATATAACAGAGTTTATTATTCATAAAAAAGGAGTGCATTGGAAAAATAATATTGATTATTAAGCAATATTAACATAATTATTATAAATTTCTTTTATTTTAGCCCAAAAATTTCGTGCTACTTGTTCTTTACTCAATGACATGATAAAATCCTTATTATCATTTAGCATATTTTGATAATTATCGTAATTAGCTAATACATTAGTTATTATTTCTTCTAAATCGCTGTAATCGGGTTTGCATGGAATATATCTTTTTGAATTGTATAAATCAGGGTCCATTTTAACATAATCTGTGTTTGGTTTAATTAAAATTGTTTTGGAATACATGGCGTATCCATCCATATGTGTCCATTCACCAAACCCCCAACATGCAACACATATTTTACTTTTAACAAATTGGCTTTGATATACACTTTTCTCACAATTTTCTGTAAAACAACTTATCTCTTTTTTTAATTGCATTTTATTAACTATATCAATCGCTTTTTTACGATGTTGTCCTATAACACCAGGTTTAATAGTATGAACACAAAACACATCTATTGTTTTTTCTTCACACATATTATTTTTATAAAAATTCATTAGATGTGATAATGGACTACTTCTAAAATCAAATAATAAGGCATGAAATTTTTTAAAGTTATCTTCAGATATTTTTGGTAATTTTTTAAAATCCTGGAAAAATTTACTTGCTATGTCTACCTTTTTTATTTTACTATTTGATACAGGTATAATATCTTTTTTATCTAAATAATCAGTTATTAACTTTGCATGATATCTACCAGTATATAATTCTACATTATTGTATTTATTTTCACGTGTTATACGATTTTTAACAATACCTATAATATTAGGATATTTATCAAATTCTCTTATCCAAGTTATTGCTGAATCTAATCGTTCTATTAAAATAACTGGTTTATTATAGCTAAAATAATCTTTTGGTTTAATATTATCATTCGCTACTGATAATATATTATATTTAACCCAATCTAGTTTATTATCACCAACTGGTTTCTCTAATTTCATTGTTTTTTTATTCAAGGTTTCGATATTTATTAATGACTTTCCACTATTTACAAGGAATAGAATTAAATCACATTTTTTTATATTATTGGTAAATTCTATATCAGTAAAAACATTCTCTTGTATGGATAAATCTAATAAAGGAAAAAACCTTTTATATTGAATCATAATATCACAATATATTTTCATATATAAAATCGTATAATATAATAATATTTATTTAAACTATTATTACAATATATCAAGTAACTATAATGTATGATTTATTTTTTTGTATGGATAGAAATTATATAGATTTATTAAAATATGTATTTACCACATTTTGTTCTGTTCATAATGTTAAAGACTATACTATTCATTTTGTTTTATATTCCCCAGACAATGATTTAGAACTAGAAGAACAGGTGAAAGAAATACTTTATGGAATATCACAGGATTATAATATTAAATGTAAATATTTTATACCAACTGAGCATTTTACTGAATTAATTATTAAATATGAAAAGCTACTTTTCAAAGAAAATAAAGTAAAAAAAAATAATTCAGTATTTGGAAAATTAGCTAACTGGAGTAGATTTTTTATTAATGAATTATTTCCTGATGTAGAAAAGGGTTTATATTTAGACTTGGATATATTATTCAATAAATCAATTAATGATATTTTTAAAACTGATATAACTAATACCATTGTTGCAGTCAGTCCACATATTAACGTGAAAGGAGAAAAACAGATATCAGATTATATTACCAAGCATAAAGCTAAAATATTAGAATATGGGATTTTAGAAAAATTAGATATTGAGATGGCTGATATGAATATTAACAACTATAATTGTGGAGTTATGTATTTTAATTTTGTTCAATTTAAACAGCAAAAAATACTAGATAAACTAATGTGTCTTTTAGATCATTTAGTTAACATTCATAAATTTATACATGGAGGAACAGAAAAAATTCAGAATATATTAATATACAAATATAGTAGTTTTTCTGTTGAATATAATTCAATTTATAAATATAGAAAAACTAATCTACGTAAAAATATTATTATTCATTTTAAAGGGATTAGAAATTTAAGTCAAGATAGTAATTATTTAGATTTATATAAAAAAATTATGAGCAACTCAAATTTCGTATTGGCTTTTTAAATAATTATAATCATCCACTGTATCAACACCTATTTCATGGCTCGTAATTTCAATGGCATTTATTTTAAAACCTTGTTCCATTATTTTCATCCATTCAATATCTTCTGTTAATTGTAAAGGCGTATTGTTATCATAGTAATGATTTAGTAAATAATTCGCATTAAATACAAATATACCAATATGAATATTGTAATTGTGATTGGGGACAATATCTTGTTTTTTTCCAGATGGAATGATATTACGTGAACAGTACATTATATTTCCTTTTAGATCCATCACAGCTTTACCACGCGATTTGTTTCTAATATTGGCTTGGTCTTGTGTAGTGTAATATAAAGTAGAACAAACAATAGAATCATCCGTTTTCCGTTTTTCTATATAATTATCTAAAGCTAGTTGAATATTATTATGATCAATAAATGGTTCATCACCTTGTACATTAATCACAGTAGTCCCGTCAGAAATTTCAATTTTTTTTAGATATTGAATGATTCGGTCAGTTCCATTTAAACAATCCTCGGTTATAATAACACAATTACCACCAAATGATTCAACTTCTAGTCTAATTCTTTCGTCGTCCGTTAGAACCATAATAGATACATTTTCTAACTTGGAGACATTATCGTAAACATGCTGAATAATTGTTTTGTTATTAATTTTTAAAAGTGGTTTTCCTGGTAAGCGCGTTGAATGATAACGTGCAGGAATACAGACTAATACTTTATCCATATCTAATTTTTAGAAAAAAAATTCTTTAAATTAACTTAGCTATTAAATGTCTAGTATATATAATGGCTGACATACAAGTACTTCGAATAGCTTCTATAGCTAGAATCGTGTTAACAATTATTATACTATATGTTATTAAAGCACCGCCTTATGTAAAAGTTATTTTAATTATTATGACAGATTTTATTGATTGTGGTATGATACATCACTACTTCCATCTTTATAAAAACAAACAATTTTGCAAAACTCAAGTCTATCAAATGACTGATAAGATAACTGACACACTATCTTACATTTTAATGTTTAATTATATTTACCAAAATAACTTATTAAATCCAACAGAATTATACTTTATCTTTGGTTTATTATTATTTAGAATATTGGGAACGGGTCTTTATCTAAAAACTCAGAATGAAAAGTTATTATTATACTTTCCTAACTTTTATTTAGAAATAACCTTATTATTGTTATTTATAAAGAAATTTAATAGGTTTCAGCAATATAAATCAGAATTACTTATATGTGTCTCACTTATAAAAATATATCAAGAATATTATTTACACTATAAAGTTAGATAACTGCAATCCAGGGATTGCATTTGTGACAACTGCTGTTAACAACAACGAATTTTAATTTTTGTATTTATAATTTAAAAATTAAAATTATACATATGTTTCCCTATATGTATTTTCTGGTTCTGTATTATTTATTTGCTTTAATACCTAGCCAATTCAATAACCAATATAATCTATCTAATGGCCATTGTGTTGGCGCATCACATTTACTTTGGTCTGGATTATCATGAACTTCTAAAAAAATTCCATTTACACCGAGGGCAAGTGCTACTTTTCCCATATATGGTATCATATCACGTAATCCACCTGCTTTTACTGTACCGTCAGTCATAACTTGCGCGGGTTGTTGTAAACAATGAGTAATATCCATAGATACTAAATTAGTATCACTTCTTAACCAAATTAGATTTCTAGGATCAACAATCATATCTTGGTAACCATACATATTACCACGTTCACAAATAATAACATTGGGATTACCAAATTCAATTAGTTTTTCTTTACACTTGTGCATAACTGCAGCTGAACAAAATTGTCCTTTTTTAACATGAATTACTTTTCCAGATTGTGCTGCTGTTTTTAGTAAATCTGTTTGGCGACATAGAAAAGCGGGAATTTGTATAACATCTACAATATTTTCTACTAATGGAACTTGCCAACTTTCATGAACATCAGTTATAATTGGTAAACCAACTTCTTCCTTAACACGTTCAAGTATTTTTAAACCTTCATGTATACCTAAACCACGATATGAATTAGCTGAACTACGATTTGCTTTATCAAATGAAGTTTTAAAGATAAATAACACATTATATTTGTCCATAATCTTTTTCATTTCCCGTGCCATATGCATAACATGTTCTTCTGACTCAATTACATTTGGTCCTGCCATAATAAAAAATTCATTTTTCATACGTTCATAGAGAGTATTCATTAGATACAATTATTAGGAATACTTTAAATAAAATTTTTTAAAATTTTTAAAACTGCTGTTTTTATATCATCTACTTTGTACTTGTTAGTTAATTTATTTGTCTCTAATAAATTATTACTACGTTGGCTTTTTAAAATCTTATCTTGTTCTTCTATTGTAAAATTTTTCCAGGTAAAAGATGGGTCTATATGTGTTTTATACATGGTTAAGATTTCATTATGACTAATGGAACCAGGATTAGTAAAATTAAAAATTCCTTTGTCTTTATTTCGCATCATTTTAATAGATAAAGGTAATAGTTCATCTAATACTGACATACTATTTGATATACTACATATTTTTTCATATGTGGTTATTTTTGTTATAAAGTTACGTGGATGGTGGTAACCTACAATTGGCATACGGATTCTTAATGTTAAGGCATTAGTTTGTTTCATTAATTCATTGGTAAATCCTTTTACTGTGCTATAATTTGATCCGAAAAAATTTGGTTTTTCTTCTTCGGTAAAACCAACTGTTAGTGAATGTTCTTCATCATATGAATAAATACAACCGGTTCCAATATAAGTAAAATGAATATCTTTATCATTTAAAAATAATGCTAGTGTTAAAGGGACATATAAATTATCATTAATATTTTCTCTTAAAGTTTCGTTATGTTGCAAGTAGTCAATTGTTGTATATTTAGTTCCATTTAATGTTCCATGAGTTCTGCCCATACAGCACAGTACATGTGTTGGTTTTTGTTTTAAAATATCTTGTTTTGTTTCGTCTGATTCGCCTCTAAAATTAGAAAAAACACAATCAATATCATTTTTTTGGAATAGTTTAATATACATTTGGCCAATCCATCCTTTATGTCCGATAATATATACTTTCATTTATAAGGGAACTAACTAATTATGTTTTAAAATAGTTAATAAACCAAAATAATGCCTTAATACGATTAATATAAGTATGTTTATCTCGAACCTGTTTCATCAAGTCTATGATAATATCATTCATATTTTCTATATTGTAAAAATTAAATCCTTTATCTAATAACAGTCTAACATCTGAATCATATAATATTTTTTTATCAAATAATTCATAAACAACGGGATTATTTGTTAAACCCATTTTCCCATAACTAATATTTTTAAAAATACGGCAAGGAATATAACCATGCTCTACTTGCCAGTCACTTTGAACTGATGGCGCAATGATAGATTCTTGTATTAAAGTTTTATTTTTAGAACAACTTACAGCTGTATTTTTATTAAACCCGCCATAATTTCTATATACCATTTTTTTCTCAATGCATATTTGTTTTACAATATCCCATGGATAAACAGGCATCCCAATAAAATTAATCTCATTTTTGGGACTAATATTATTCAAGTTTTTTATTTCATTATCTATTTCAAGAGGTAATAAATCAGTTGCCCAACATAAATAAATACCATCATTTAGATAATAACCAAATTCATCTTTTAGTTTTATAGGTTTATATTGGTCAATAGCTGTTTTTGTAAAAGTTTGTAAATTTATTTTATTTGATATGGTTTTATATCGTTCTCCATTACAATTATGCAATACATAAAAACAATCATGTCTAAGTGGAATCTTTTCATCTACTTGACCTTCAGTTATAAAAAGAGTATTTGAAAAATCTATATTATATATATTACTTTTATTATCTAACCATAAACATTTATAACCCATGTGGTTAAAAGCACGATGAAATCCATAATGAATATATGAATGTGTATGGGTATATAATTTATGTCCCCAAATAACAATTTGCTTAAAATTATCAGTATACATTATACTTGTTCGTATATAAATATACAATAATAAACCTGTTTAATAATATGTGATAACTGCTGTTAACAATGCTAGACTTGCGTCGCTTGTCTCGATTGTTTTAACTGAAGTTTTAATGGAAATTAAAACGTAGGTTAACACATATATGGGTAGTAAAATATTACATCTGAGTTTTCATAATGGATGCCACAATGATTTAACTTATATAGCCAATAAATTAAATTTTAAATTAAGTTTTATGGCTTTTGATGATTATACAAAAGGCAAGTATAATATTGGCCATCAACGAGCTGAAAACTATTGGAATAAAAATAAAGAATATTTTGAAACGTTTGATATTATTATTACATCAGATACAGCACCAATATCAAGGGTATTCTTGCAAAATAATTGGAAAAAAAAATTAATTATATGGATTAATAATCGGTTTGATTATTGCGATGAAGCAACTAATGATTGCAAATTTCCTGATCAAGAATACTATGATTTATTTAGAAAAGCAACTACTATGAATAATGTAACTATTGTAGGATATACCCCTTTTGAAAATTATTATTGCAAGCATTTTAGAAATATAGATATAGGGGATAAAGTTATTAAACCTATTGGTAAAGTATCATCAGTATATTCATCTAATAATACTATAGATATAGAAGATAAGAGTATAACTTTTTTTGTTGGTCCTTATCATAATGATAATCTAATGATGGATTTAACCAATAAACTAAGAACATTAGGATTGAAGATATATAATGGAAGATTTAATGGACCAAATGATTTAGCAAATTTTAAAGGGGTTATTCATATACCATATGCGTGGTCTAATTATACATTTTTTGAAAGTTTTCACTTGGGTATTGTATACTTTATACCTGCTAAAGAATTTTTATTTGAATTAAAGAAAGATAAAGATTTTTTTTGGTCTCCACCATTTCGTGAAGAACTAATTGAAATATCTGAATGGTATAATCCAGAATATAAAAACTTGTTAGTTTATTTTTATTCTTGGGAAGATTTATTGATTAAAGTAAATGCATTAAATTATAAAAAAAATAAAAGGAATCTAATTAATTTTGGAAAAAAACATGAAGAAAGAGTTTTGAATCAATGGACGTATGTATTAAAATAAAATATAATATGATATAATGAACAAGATAAAAGTATGTAATAATATTTTTGTTGATAAGATTTATTGTATAAATTTAAAAAAAGATATTGATAGAAAAGAAATTATGACCAGTTTATTTAAAAAATTCAATATACTAGATAAAATAACTTGGTTTAATGCTATTTATAATGAAAAAGGTAATATTGGATGCAGAGAATCGCATATTCGTATTATTAAAGAAGCATATGAAAATAATTATCAAGCTATTTTAATATTTGAAGATGACGCAACATTAGTTGAATTCCCATTTAAACTACAAAATAATATACCCGATGATTGGTGTATGATATATCCGGGATGGTTAGATGTGGATATGAAATCTTTTAAAGTGTCTAATGAATTAATTAGATTAAAAAGTGCGAGATCAACACATTGTTATATAATCAGAAAAAATATAATACCGTATTTATTACGAATGGATAAATGTAGAGAAAGCATAGATCAAATATACTGGGAAGTAATTCAACAAACATTACCATGTTATGGGTTATATCCAATTCGTTCAATACAATTTATTAATAATAGTTCTATCTCGGGTTATTCAAATAAAAAATTAGTTGATATGATGACACAAAATGCGCAAGTAATATATAATGAAGAAAATAAATGTAATAAAACTAATACATGGTATTCACATTATCAGACTTTTATGAAAATATATTTATTGAAATCAAAAAATAAATTATCATATGATGAAATAAAACAAATTATGTTTTAGTTACAAAATGTGTTAACATGCGTGCAATGCAATCATGATTATATGGTTTTTATATTATGTTAGTGCGTGAATATTACCAGGGTTTACCATTCTCACGTTTGTCTGCTTTTTTGGCTTGTAATTCTGCTTTTTTTTGTTTAGGTGATTTGCCAGCGTTTTCCTGCTGTTTTGTCAATTTAGGTTGTTTTCCTGCTGCTATTTGGTCTTTCTTCTTTTGATTATTACTCTTCCCCATTCAGTATATAATATACGTAGATTTATATTATTATAATTAATTTTTTAGCTACAAAATTTGAAGTACTTTATCTAATTGTTCTTCGAAAGATGGCATATTAACTAACCAAGTTTTAAAATTCTTTTCTACATAAGGTTTCATTTTTTTATAAGTTTTTTTATTTAGTTTATTTATTTTAGCTATACAATCATTTTCATCATTAACAATAATTATTCCATTTAAATCAAAGTAATCACCTATATTTGGACATCCGTAATATATTGGAACAGTTTTTGATACAATACAATCTATTAGTTTTTCGGTAAAATAATCTTTTCCTCGATTATTTTCAACTGCAATATGAAACATACAATCAAACATTTCAGATTTATCTCGTGTTTCGCTAATATCAATATTATCATCAAATATTTTTAGTATTTCTGTTTTTTTGGGTTTATAAAATCTTTTTGGAATAGTTATTTCTTTTTGCTTGCTCCATATAGCATGTCTCATTTTATGACCAGGGCACCAATTTTTATCACCACACAAGGTAGATATGAAGAATTTTTTATTATTATATTCTAGTGGTTGTATATTATTATAATGATGTTTAATATATGGATTTATACCAGCAATTGGTGGAAACTTTACCCACGAATATTTAAATAGAGACATAAATTTAATAGTTTTTGGTCTTTTTAATAGTCTTTCATCCCATGTTAGAATTAAATCAAATTGTTGATAAATTTCATCATTACTTAAAAGTTTCATTATATGCTGATCAATTATAAATGAACTTTCAATTTGTAAAAATATTAATATATCACCCTTCTTCTTTATTTCTAATATATTTGAAGGGATATTATCTATTACTATTTTTATATTTTTATTAATTTTTATTTCATTTAACAAGTATTCATTAATAAATTCCCATCCTAAATAATTTACTCCCATATATATATTATATATATGGATAACATAATATGTTACTATATTAATCTTAAAAGAAGACCAGATAGAAATAAAAAAATGAAAGATACTTTACAATTATTAAACACCTATAATATAAATTTTGAAAGAATTGATGCAATAGATTGTTATACTTTAAAGCGAGAAAAACTAATTAAAAAAAAATATATTGTTAATATAAATTCATTAAGACTCGGTCAAATTGCTTGTATTATGTCACATATAAAAGCCTGGAAAGCATTTATCAAATCTTCAAACCAATACGCTATATTTTTTGAAGATGATATTAGATTTAATATACCATATTTTAACCAGGAATTTGAAAATATGATAAAAGAATTACCAAATATTGATTTTGATTGGTTATATCTAGGTCGAAATAATTTACAATTTAATAATTTCTATAAAGGTAAAATTATTAATCTATTATTTTATCAACCTGAAACTTATGGCACAGGAGCACATGCATATATATTATCTAGAAGTGGATGTACTAAATTATTAGTATACTATAATACAATAAAGGATGGGTCATATTATAATAATCATCCATTGGATGCGATGGATTCAATTATACATCTAATGAAAAATTATTTAAATATAAAATTTAATATTTTATCTGTACTACCATTTGAAAAAACATTAGTGAATACAGATAAAATAAAAGAAAGTTTTAGTAAAGAATTTATAGTATATCCATATGATACGAATGATTCCGATACGTCTTAAAATTTAAAAATAATTTATAGTATTATGAAAACTTTTATTGTTTCAACACATCATAATATACCAGAATATATAGAATTACAATATAAATGCTTCATTAAATTCTTTCAGACGGATTACGAATTCATTATTATAAATGATGCGAAAGATTATCCCGATTCAACTAATTTTTATCAAGATGATTTAGGTTCAAAAATTAGAAACCGCTGTGATAAATATAATATTCAGTGTATAGATTTTCCTCAACATTATCATACGAATAGAAAATTATTATTCTATAAAACAATTGAACCTTATATAGAGAATCCTGTTACAAGATGTGCAGATGTAACACAATTTGCATTTAATAAATTTTGTCATGTTGATGGGTATTTAATGATTATAGATTCAGATATGTTTCTATTTGATTATTTCAATATAGAAAATTATTTGCAATCAGGATTGCAGAAGATTAACATTGCAGGTATTAAACAAAAAATGGGATATTTATGGAATGGTATAATTATTTTTGATACACAAAAGTTAGTTAATTTATACGAAATGAATTTTGATTGTGGTATAGTTGAAAACTCAACTGTTGATGCTGGTGGTCATACATATTATTATATGGAAAAATATAAAGATATGATTAACTTTAAGAATATTACATGTGGGCATTATACATACGAATTAACATTTATAGACGAAAATCTAAGTGATAAAATAAAAGAATTATTAATTGAATTTACTAAGATAAGAGATGATAAAAGTGCAAATAAGGAACTTGTGCTTGATAATAAAATAATTCATATTAGAGGTGGAGGTAATTGGGAATATAGAACATTAAATTATAGACTTTTACAACTACAACTAATAAAAGAATTTATATTTACAGATTAATTAGGTTATAATATAATTATCATTTAAAATTAACTCTTCAATATTAAAATCTTGTGGTCCTTCTGGACCAAACCATAATTTTGGTATATATATTTCTTTGCTTTTACTAAAATAACTAGCCCATAGAGAATAAGTAGAATTTGAACAAATAATAGTATCACATAATGATAATATTAACATATTTAATTCTGCAGAGTCTAATAAATAACTATATTCTATAGGTAAATATTTAGCTATTAATTCTTCTATATTTATTTGATATATTGAACTAAATTCATTTTTTGAATATACTTTGTCGTTAGTAAATAATATTACTATATGTTCATCATGTTGTTTACTTATAATATTTTGATAATAATCTACTGATAAATTTATATAATAATGTGAAAGATTCAAATAATCACCACCTCTTACATGAACACCTACTATTTTTTTATTATAAAAGTTATTGATTTTATTCATAATATCAATTGCAATATCTAATAGTTTAAAATCTAGTTTATCTTTGATTCTATCAAAATTTTCTTTAAAGTAAAGGGTTGATTGAAAATATCCTGTTAGAAATATATTTTTGTTCATTGGTATATTTGTTAATAAATTTTCATAACTTTTACTTTGTTCTTTTACAATATAACAATCGGTTGTATCTATATCGATTTTTAATATATTATCAAATAAATAATAATGATAGCTTGATTGTCTTTTTGTATCTAGTTTATTTGTATCAATATATTTAGTAATAACTTCTAAATTATATCGCAATGCTATATTATATGCTGTAAATAACTGAAATAATATATTACCAATACCTCCTTTGATATTTACTATTAATTTATTTTTACTAGTAGTATTTCTTACTTGGTTATGATTTTTATCCAAAGCTATTATAATTGGTTTTGCTGGTATTGATTGATAATAATTTTCTGGATAACAATAATCTGGAGATAGGATCATAAATTTACTACTGTTTTCATTAAAATATTTGTTAAGATAAGATTCGTCATGCCATTTGGCAATAATATCATTTGATTTATCAATATCAATATTATGTTGAATATATTTTGCCATTTTTAGAAAATAATGAGTTATCCCTCCATTAAAACCACCAGCAATATAACAATCAAGGTACTTTTCTGGATCAATATAAGCTGTGGATTTGGGATTAGTTTCTGGGTCACCTTTTTTATTATCACCAAAAGCATAACCAGGATGTTTAACTCCAATTAAAACTTTTGTAGGTGTTGGTAAAATTTCTGTATCTATTGTTTCATTTATTTTCATATCAATATCAATATAATATAAAGTATCGCATAGCATTTCAACAATAATATCAAATTCTAATAAATATTTGTATCTATATAATGTATCTAGTGGAAATCCTTTTCTATTTATTTTTTTTATGTAATTAGTTATATTTAATTTCTTACAAATATTATGTGCTTTTTCTTCTTGGTCTGTACTGATAAAATATATTTTTCTATAGTGTGGTAAAAAATATTTTTCAATACTAACTATTAGTTGTTCTAAATAATTTATATAATTACCTGTACCTATACAAAAAATACCAATACGTTTTTTTTCAATATTGAGGTTTGATTTAAAATCCCCATCAATATTTTCATTTTTATAATCTATTTTTTGTTGTTCACCTATTTGATTTTCATGAATTCGATATTGGATTAGATGTTTGTTAATCATAGTTATTGGTATATTATTATTAATTGCTCTCTGCCATAAACTTAAATCTTCATATGGTTTATCATCACGATATCTTAATAAATTATTATTTTTATCATAAGACTCCCAAAATTTTCTAGTATAACATACACAAGAATGATTTATTATATTATGGTTTTTATTTAAGTGTTCCTTTATTTTATTTGTATCAATATATAATCCATATTCTCCTTTTATACTAAAAGTATCAATATCCCATACTTTTATTATTTTATCTACACCCTCGAATTTTTCAGTAATATAATTCATTAATGATGAACATAAAAGATAACCTTTATCAATGCAAGTAATTTGTGTTTCAAATCTATCGGTTGTATAATAATCATCTAAATTAGTGTTAAACACAATATCATAATTTAATTCACTAAAACATTTATTTAATAAAAATAACATTGCTTCTATGTGGGTATTATAGTCTTTTCGAAAAAAGTAATGAGTATGAGTTATATTAATATTATTAAATATAGAGTATGAATCATTACCATAATTCATCTCAAATATATCAAAATTTTGAAAAGATTGATTAGTTATACTAGTTACACATTTATTAATCCATTCAGGCTTGTAAAGTCTTGTTAAATTTTTATGAAATAGTATTACAGCAATTTTTTTATTTAGTTTAATATCGGATATTATATTAGATTTTTTTGTTATATTTGGTATCTTATAATTTAGTTTGTAATAATTTGTACTATTAATTATTATATTATTTGTATATAATACATCGCCTATTGCTTTATCTTCGTACATTTCTTTACAAATATAGTTTTTATTTTGAAGTAAAATAAAAATAGCTTTTCGTGATAAGATATATCCATAACCACCACTTGCATAATTATATATAAATTTACCATCATATTCTGACTTATTTAGTTCTTTATCATTACATTTATTAAAATGATATGTTCTAATTAGTTTTTTTATAATATAATTACCATAATAATCATAATTGTATATCTCTTCGCTATTATTAATATTTAGTGCAAAAAAATCATCATCCACTTTATATATGTGCGAGTATAAGGTATTATAATAAATCCATTCTAAACCTGTAATTATTTTAGTAGGTATATTTTCATAATACTCTTTAATATTAGTATATAAAATATGATCTTTTTTTTCAACACAGTTATGATTTCCAAGTAATATTAAATAGTCAATATCAAAGGTTTTTAAATATTCTTGTAATTTAACATAACGTTCAATATAATCTGTTCTGGTTGATGCTAATATTAAATATAAAATTTTTTTATCAGTATTTACCTTTATAATTTGTTCATAGTTAGATATTTTAGATTTTATATTAATACATTCAAAATTATCATTTTTTGTTAGTTCATATATTTCAATAGAATCACATAATAGTTCATTCATTTCATAGATGTTTATATTATTTTTAACAAACAAATAATTGTCTATGTCAAGTATAAAAACAAATTTTTTCCCTTGATGAATATTTAATAATTGAACATCAAAATCATTTTCACAAATAAAAATAGTATTCTTTGTTAAATTTATATAGTTATTTAAATCTTTAAAATATACAATATTTGTTTTGCTATATATTTGGGTTATTTTGTTTTGTGATATATATTCATGTAATATCATTTTATAGTTAAATATAAAATAAAAAAATTACTAACGATAAAAGCAATGTAATCAAGATTGTAATAATATTTATATCAATCTATTTTAGTATGGTTCTCAAAGTATCATCAATATTTACCAAACCTTTTATTAATCATATTAAATATCATCGCGTGCCACATATACAAAAAGAATATGATAACTATCTAATATATTTAGAAAAAAATAATATCACAATAAAAGAATATATTATAAATCATATTATTAAAGATAATATAATGTATTTTTGTAAAAACCAATTCCCATATGATATTAAAGAAGTAAACCATTATTTACTCTGGATTAATCCTAAATACAAAATATCATATGAAACAATATATAATTATTTACAATTATTATTGAAAGGGAAAATGTATATTTATTTTGAAAATTCAGAAGTAAATAAAAGTGTGGATAGTATAATTCATTATCATGTATTGATTAATTATTTTTAATAAAACCATCATAATTATAATTCATTCTATTTCCTGCTGGATTATATTCTTGTTGATTATTTAATGTAACCATATTTGAATTATAGTTAGTAGCCAAAGTAGTTGGTTGTGTTTCATTTAATTCTTTTTCATACCATGATAACATTTTAGCATTTAACATACGTTGCATTACAGTTTCTGAGAACGTAAACATTTCATTATAGTTTTTAAGGATACTGTTTGATATAACAGTTATTTCTAAGGTAAAAGAAAAGTCACTACCATTTAACTCAAGTAGGTTATCGAATTTATCTCTTACACTAATTTGTAATCCATTGATATCTGTTGGTTGATTAAAAATAATATCGGATTGAATGTGTCTGATTTGTGCTCCACGATTTAATTCATCATCACTAACAACTCTTTGTCCATAATCAACATATAGTTTGGTAAAATATTTTCTATTTTTATAAGTAATATTACCTAAATTATTAATTTTCAGAAAAAAATAAGTTTCTTGAGGTAATTTCATTACATTAGTAGCAATTGTAGTTGATGAATATGTAGTAGCTAACGCAAATCCTAATATAGTTCCAAGTGCATTATAATCTGTATCAACAGTATTTGCTGGAAATACTATGGCAGTTGCTGAATATGTTATAGTTACTTTACCAGTAGTTGATGAATAACTAAATTCAGAACCAACATGGGTATTTAATTGAACAATCAATTCTGTTCTAGTATAAGAACCATCTGCGACAGTTTTTGTTGTTCCACCATATGTAAATGTATTATTACCTCTATCAGCGGTAATGAAATGGGTAGTATTAGATAGTTCCATACTTGTTATTTTCATTTCAGTCACATTTTTTTCAACAAATGGGGTGGTGTTACCCGTACTGGTTTCCGAATAAGTAAAGTTATTACTATTTGGATAATGGGTAGTATTTCTATTTTGTGAGTCGATATTATATATTATAGTTTCCATATATATTTAATGGAGATTTATTTTTATATAAATTAAATATATTTACAAGTTCATGATTAATAAGTGCATCGCAAACATATTAGTCAGATTATTTTTTATTAAAATATTTTATATATATATATGAAAAAAAGTGACAGATATAATCTATTCTTTTGTTTAGACGAAAATTATATACCAAGTTTGTATTATGTTTTTGAAACATTTATAAAATTTAATAATCCAAAAAAATTTATTATTAATTTTGTAATAACAAGAACGGAAATGTCATTTAAAAACTTTAGTAAATGTATTAATGATATATTAAATGATATATCAGTTGAATTCAATATAAATATAAAAGAATTTATACCATCAGATGAATTTGTTAGTTTATTAAAAGACTATTGTCTTATATTAAATGAATATATAGAATCTAGAGCCCAAGAAAAATATGGAAAAGCAAAACAAGATAAAATGCATATATTTTACAATATAGGTAATTGGAGTAGATTCTATATTAGTGAATTATTCCCATTAATTAAAAAAGGATTATATTTAGATTTGGATATTTTATTTACAGGCAATATAGAAAAACTTTTTAATATTAAACTTAAAACAAAGGTTCTGGCGGCACATAATGTTAAGGATAATATGCAATCAGGATTGGATATATCAAATAGTGATAATACCGCACTTGGTAATTATAACTGTGGAGTAATGTTATTTAATTTTGTACAATATCGAAAAAAAAACATATTAAATCAAGTGTTAGAATTGCTTAAAACTTCAATTGAAAGTAAAAAGAAATTATTTAGAGGAACTCAAGGTATACAAAATTTAATTATAGATGATTATATATTATTACCTAAAAAATATAATTTTATTTTTAACCATAAAATTCACACTGACAGAGAATATTATAAATTTAAATTACAAAGTAATATTGACGAAGGTATTATTATTCATTTTAAAGGTAAATATCCTCATTGGGAGTATAATAATTATATACATTATTTTTATCATATTATGAATATGTAATTATATTCGTTTAATTTAATTAATTGTATCTATTATTAATTTATATATGAGCACAATAAATAATAGACATAATATATTTTTCTGTCTAGATGAAAATTATATACCATGTTTAAAATATGTATTAAATTCATTTATAAAATGTAATAAACCCCATAAATATAATATTCATTTTATTATAACATTAGATAAATTAACATTTGACGAGTTTAAGAATATAATTATTACTGTTGCTGACAAAGTATCAAAAAATTTTAATTTAGTTATTAAAGAATTCGTACCACCAATTGAACTTGTTGAATTGGTAAACGGTTACTGTAAAATTCTAGACAAACGATATCCTACTAATGCAAAGTGTGCCAAAGGTACATTTATTAATATTGGTAACTGGAGTAGATTCTATATTAGTTATTTATTTCCGGATGTAAAGACAGGATTATATTTGGATCTTGATATATTATTTAATGGTAATATTGAAGAAATATTTTCTATTGATTTTGGCGATAATGTAATTGGTGCTATTAATGATACAACAACACATAAAAAACACACATTCGAAAAAAGTTATGATAGATTTATTGCAATATTTGACGTAGAGCTAATGAATAAATTAAAAATAAAACAAGAAGATTATAATAGAATATCATATAATTGTGGAGTTATGTATATTAACTTTGAATTATATAGAGAAAGAAACTTTTTAAATATACTGTTAGATATATTAAAACATACCATTAAACATAACATAGTGCAATTTAGAGGAACACAAGGGATTTTACATATTATTGCTCCTAATTATACACTATTACCAAATAAATTTAATGTTATTACTAAACGTAAATATGAACTTGCAGAAGCTTCGATTTTACATTTTAAAGGTATTTCAAAATTTTGGGATAATCATAATTATCGAGAATTGTATAATAAATTTATGTGTAAATAAGTATTTATTAATTTTATATAAATTATATTAAAGATTGCATTTATTATAATTTATATATGAAGAAAATTGTTATTTTAGGTGCCGGAGGATTTATTGGTGGTCATTTAGCTACAAAATTAAAGAGTATGGGCTGTTGGGTAAGGGGTGTTGATATTAAATGGCACGAATTTAAGACTTTGGATGCAGATGAATTTATTATCGGAGATTTAAGAAATTTTGATTATGTTAATTTAGTTATTGATGATACTATTGATGAAGTTTATCAATTGGCTGCAGATATGGGAGGTTCAACATATATTAATACAGGTGATCATGATTCAGATGTAATGCATAATTCATGTTTAATTAATTTAAATGTACTAAAAGTTTGTTCTATGAAAAATGTTAAAAAAGTATTTTATTCTTCTTCTGCTTGTGTTTATCCAGAGTATAATCAATTAGACCCAGATAATCCAAAATGCACTGAAGATTCAACTTATCCTGCTGAACCAGATAGTGAATACGGATGGGAGAAATTATTTAGTGAAAGATTATACTTTGTATTTAATAAAGATTTTCCAAAATTAGATATTAGGGTAGCTAGATTCCATAATATTTATGGTCCATATGGAACATATGATGGTGGTAAAGAAAAAGCACCAGCTGCTATTTGTCGTAAAGTAGCAAAAGCTAAGGAGTGTGATGTAATTCAAGTATATGGAGATGGTTTACAAACACGTTCCTTTTTATATATTGATGAATGTATTGAAGGGATAGTTAGATTAATGGAATCAGATTTTAAGGGGCCTGTTAATATCGGTTCTGATGAAATGATTAGTATAAATGATTTTACCAAGATGATAATTGGATTATCTGGAAAAAATCTGAGTATAAAAAACATTTCATTTCATGGTGTTGGCGTAAGAGGAAGGAATTCAGATAACTCTTTAATTAGAAATAAATTAAATTGGGCACCAGATTATCCTCTGGTTAAGGGGATTAAATTAACTTATAATTGGATTTGTTCTGAATTAGAATTAGAATGATCACCTTCTTCTATTAACATTAAAGCCATTGCTGCATAATTATGTAAATCTAATAAAGTATCTTTGATACCTTCATCATCTATTAGATTTACTCCATTTTTTGTAATTGATAATGAACGCTGAATTTTATCTCCAATTCTCATTAATACACCAATAACACCGTAGGTTGCAAATGCATCTCCATAATCTATATTCTTTTTTATAAATAATTCAAGAGCCTTTTCTTGAATTTCTTTCATTTGTTTCGGTCTATTCATTTATTATATAATACATATTATTATTTTATAGCATTTAAAAATATACTATATAATAGATGTCTAAAATTAATTCAACAAAAATATTTATAAAATGGATTGTTGGTAGTTATATTAAACATGAAGAGTATTACAAAAAACATCCTGATTTAATTGAAAAGTATATAAGTATTGAAGAATTGGAGAAATTGAAAGAATTAATAATAAAAAAAAATTGAATTATTATTGCTATTTTTATAATTAATAGACTTTAAATGGAACGTTCGTTACCACGTAGAAATAAGTATAACTTCTTTAACTTGCCAACGGAACTTAAAGAAATTATATTTATATATGCAACTATTTACCTATCTAATAGGTATAGTATATATAATTATCGTTTGGACGATTATGCACTACCAATAATGGCAGTATGTAGGGATTGGTATAATATAATAACTGATATTCGTGAACGAAAAGGGTTATCTGTTACAAGAGCAACTACTTTATCAATTGCAGTTTCAAATATAAATATGTTTGAATGGGCTTTAACACAAACGCCGCCACCTCCATGTCGTAATGATCTCGTATGTTATGTTGCGGCAAGGCATGGCAATTTGGAAGTGTTTAAAGAGGCAATACGTAGAGGCTTTCGATGTACGACACGTGCATTATTTGTATTACCATATAGTGGTAACTTGGAGTTTGTCTATTATTTATATAATAATATGACTGCCTGTCACTATGAAAGTGAACCCGTTTATGACGGTGATATACAGCATTTACTTTTACATTCTATAAAAAGTGGTCATTTAGATATTACTAAATGGGTATTTAGCCTGTTAAATAGGAATTGTTTATGTATGGAGGAAGTTGTTGAGGCTGCCAAGCAGGGCCATGTAGATATATTAAAGTGGCATTATACCATGAGTCCAAGATTGTATGCGTTTACGATTACAGATTATGCTATAAAGTATAATCACATTAAGATAATAGAATGGTTAATGGAATATAGCCTAGAGCATAATATACAATATTGCAGAGGGTGCGATGGGAACATTGGTGATATTGGATATTTATTATTGTGTACATATTATGATAATATTGATACATTATCAACGTTATTTGATTTTAATGGCAAATATAATACGTATGTCGATTTGGATAGTTTGCATATTTTGATCCGCGCAGCAGAAAGTGAAAACAACACAAGTGGGAATCTATACGCTTATTTAATAGAGAAAAAAGCAGACATACTTTCTCAATGCGAAAGTTA